CTTTGTTGATTCTATCATTGATGTAATCTTCATCTTCTTGAAAGATGGGTGCCGTTGCTTTAGCCTCACCAAGTAAAAAATATTTTTTTAATAGACTATATGGTAGTTCAGAAATTTCAATCTTTTCTGTAAAAAACTCCTCTCGTAATATTTTTATAATCAATTTTTTCATACACATATAAATACTACATAGAAGAGTATTTATATATAAAAAAGTAAATGGAGTTTTTCATTAAGAGGAATGCGACTCTTCCCTTATTAAAGTTACAAGTTGTTAAGAATGGTAGATTGGATTACGACAATTTTATGTCGTTAATCGAACAATCCGCATTATTCTTTTCAATGATTGATGTGGAGACTGGTGTTCCAAAGATTACATCGAGACCTGCGGGATTTGTTGAGAAGACAAATGTTGACCCCAACGCTGACCCTGAATATTATTTATATTATCAATTTCAAAATAGAGATACAAATAGAGTAGGAAGATTTGAGGGACAATTTATGTTAAGAAGCTCTGATGGTGTATTAATTTTACCTATTAGAGAAAAATTATATATTAATGTTCAAGAATCATATATTGCTGATGATTTAGAATATGATAGTTGTTATGTTTCTGAGTTCCCTTGTTGTGTAAATGGGGGTCCGACAGGTTTAACAATTAACTTACATTTAAATAGTATTGTAACATCAGGTTCAGTAAATGTTGATTATGTTATAACTTCATCACAACAATTAAACAATCAATTAGATTTAACTTTCACAAATACATTAGGTCAAATAACTGGTACAGGTATTACAATTACATCAGCAATAACAATTAATTCAGGTACAACAATAGGATATACTCAAGTTATAACTGGTGATGATTATACGGATTTAGATGGTACATCAGTATTCACTAATTTAGCTGTAACTTATCCTATTTCCTACACTTTCGACATAACCACTAATAGTATTTTTCCTGATTTGTAATTTGACTTAATTAGTTCTTCATTTTATATTTATAAGGACAAGGTAAATGTCATCCAGTATGACAGCTAATATACTAAACTTATAAAAATATAATAATGATTACACCTGAAGAAATCGAAAGTTTCTTAAACGGAAACGACCCCGAAGAACACATCGTTGCCATAGAATATGATTGGGCAACAGAAAACATCTTTAAGATTAAAGAAATCCCCGGTAAAGGAAAAGAAATTAGAAAGGATACATTCACCCCATTTGCTTGGGTTGGTGACCTCCACGGACTTAACTTTTACAAATCATCCAAAGGACTTCAAAAAGAAGCAATGACCAAACACGGAATCCTAATTGAGAAATTGGATACTGGTGGAAATGAACGATTAGAGAAGGGTCTAAAGTTCTTGGTTAAATCCCTTAAAGGATATAGAAGTTTAATGCAATTCTTCAAAGAAGGAGGAATTGACCCATATGGTGATAATACCAAAGAATACTTCCTAATCCCATCTCCAGTAGAACAATATCTTATCCAAAAGGAAAAAAGATTGTTTAAAGGTTATGAAGAATATAATGACATTACAAGATTAGGATTCGACTTAGAGACCACATCTTTAGAACCTAAAGATGGTAGAATCTTTATGATTGGAATTAAAACGAATAAAGGATTACAAAAAGTAATCGAATGTGCAAATGAAGACCAAGAACGAGCAGGTATTGTTGAGTTTTTTAGAATCATAGATGAGGTTAAACCATCAATCATCGGGGGATATAACTCATTCAACTTCGACTGGTATTGGATTATGGAAAGATGTAAAGCTCTACACTTAGATATCAAAAAGATTTGTAAGACATTACATCCTGAATATAATATGAAACAAACCAAGGGTATGTTAAAACTTGCCAACGAAGTGGAGGAATATACTCAGATTGGAATGTGGGGATATAATGTTATTGACATTCTACACTCAGTTAGAAGAGCTCAGGCAATCAACTCGAACATCAAATCAGCGGGTCTTAAATATATTACCCAATACATCAATGCTGAAGCTGAAGACCGAGTTTATATTGGACATACTGATATTGGTTCAATGTACGCCAAGAAAGAAGAGTATTGGTTAAATGTTAAGAATGGTAAATACAAAAAGGCCGATAAACCTGAATATGATAACTTGGACAAAAAGTTTCCTGATATCTATATCAAAACAACTGGTGACAACCTTGTTGAACGATATCTTGATGATGACTTGGAGGAAACCTTGAAAGTGGATGAAGAGTTCAATCAGGGTACATTTATGTTGGCATCAATGATTCCAACAACTTATGAAAGAGTTTCCACTATGGGAACTGCAACCCTTTGGAAAATGTTGATGATGGCTTGGTCTTATAAGTATAAATTGGCCATTCCCCAAAAAGAACAAAAGAAAGATTTCGTTGGTGGTTTATCAAGATTATTAAGGGTGGGTTATTCCAAGGATGTATTAAAACTTGACTACTCGTCACTATATCCATCCATTCAGTTAGTACACGATGTTTTTCCTGATTGTGATATTATGGGGGCAATGAAAGGTATGTTATCTTATTTTAGAAACTCGCGTATTAAATACAAGAACTTAGCTGCTGAATGGTATGACAAAGATAAAAAGAAATCCTTGTCTTATGATAGAAAACAATTACCTATTAAGATATTCATTAACTCGATGTTCGGTGCGTTATCAGCACCACAAGTGTTTGCGTGGGGTGATATGTATATGGGTGAACAGATTACTTGTACAGGAAGACAATATCTACGTCAGATGTTAAAGTTCTTTATGAAGAGGGGTTACACCGCGTTAGTATGTGACACGGATGGTATGAACTTCTCATTACCTGAAGGTGGTGTTGATGATAGAGTTTATATTGGTAAGGGTCTTAATTGGAAAGTTAAGAAGGGAAAAGAATACAAAGGTTATGATGCTGATGTTGCTGAGTTCAACGATACCTTTATGAAGGGTGAAATGGCATTAGATTGTGATGGAACTTGGAAATCTTGTATTAATCTTGCTCGTAAGAATTATGCAACGATGGAACATAATGGTAAAATCAAATTGACAGGTAACTCAATCAAATCCAAAAAACTTCCATTATACATTGAGGAATATTTGGATAAAGCAATTAGATTATTATTGGAAGGTGAGGGACAGAAGTTTGTTGAATGGTATTATGAATACTTAACTAAAATCTATAACAAAGAAATCCCCCTTCTTAAAATTGCACAAAGAGCAAAGGTTAAATTAAGTATTAAGGATTATATTGAGAGGTCAAAACAAACAACTAAATCAGGTGGAGCAATGTCAAGAATGGCTCATATGGAATTGGCAATGAAACACAATTTAAAAGTGAATCTTGGTGAGGTGATTTATTATGTTAATAATGGTGTTAAAGCAAGTCACGGAGATGTTCAAAAGAAGAAAGATGAAGTGGTATTAAATTGTTATATGTTAAATCCAAATGATATTGAGAATAATCCAGATATGTTGGGTGATTATAATGTTGCAAGAGCAATAACAACTTTCAACAATCGTATTGAACCATTATTGGTTGTATTCAAACAAGAAGTTAGAGATACTTTGATTATTGATAACCCTGAGAAAAGACAATTCTATACACAACAACAATGTGAGTTGATTAATGGAGTTCCATTTGAGGAAAAAGACCAAGATAGAATCAAAGAGGATTTGTTAGATTTAGAACCAAAAGAAATTGAGTACTGGAACAAGAGAGGAATTGACCCCAACTATATTTACGATTTGGCTGAAGAAGGATGGGAACAATATATTGACTAAACTATTTATAAAAAAAAACTTATGAAAAAACTTATTATTTTAATTTTAGTAATTTCAACGATTGGGTTAACATCTTGTGGTAATCCAGTTTACAAGAAAAGAAAAAAATGTACAGGAAATGGTAGTTGGTATGGGAATAGAAACTTGGGTGAAAAGACACCAACACAACAAAACACCTATGTACTGAAGTAACAAAAAACCCCACTTAAACGGTGGGGTTATTTTTTTATTCTAATTTCATACCATCTGAAGAGATAATGTACCAGTTACCTTCGACATACTCCAACTCAACACAAGCACCATTATCAATTTCTATTTCTTCATATTGGTCATCAATCAAAGAATATTTAGGTACAATACTTGTTTTAGTAAGAACTTTAATTTTGATAGATTCTGTTGTATAACCATCTAAAGTAATAGTACAATTATCAACATCTTTTACAACTAAAAGGTATTCACCATTGGTTGTATATGTTGGGGTATTAATTACCTTTTTAATTTTAGATGATGGATTTTGACCATATCTGATGGTCTTTGTGACCTCACCAATTTTTTTCTTTTCAGTTTCCATTTTTTTATTTTAATAATAATAAAATAATTAGATAACGTAAATCTGTCTTGGTAACGCTTGCATTTTCTTTACTTTGTTAAGATTTTCAGCTAACAAAGCCTCTCTCTCCATAACCTTTTCAGGTCTTAGTCTGGTTAAACGACCTTCAGCACCAATAAGTTCATCTATGAGTTTAGTCTTTTCATCTTTACCTTCAGTCGCTAATGATGCGTAATCCATAGTAAGTTCACTGTCAGGAGTTTTGATATTACCACTAAACTTACCTCTTACTTTTGCCAATGTTTCTTTGGCTGATGCAAAAAACCATTTACGAACCCATATTTGAGCTGGGTTATTTAAATCAATCCAACTTATTTTATCGAAAGGAACATCAGATGGTAATTTAATAATATCAGGATTTTTCTTCAAACAATCGTCTCTATCAGGACCATCAACCTCATAATACCAATACCATACTTTTCCTCTCATAAGGGTATTATTACCGAAATCAAACTTACCACCAGGTGTTTGCATCAAGTGTATTGCTTTTTTTCCTTCGGGTAAGGCTGTCATTCTGTATGTTAAATCACCTGCAATAATTCTTCTTTGGATATTAATTTCTTGCATCCTCAATAACATATCAAATGCTGGCATCATAAAGTAAGAACCCGAATAACCCATTTGTGAGTACCCGGCAGGTCCTCCAAGACCCGCACCTCCCAATGCACCAAAAGTCCAAGGGTCAAATAAAAGGTTTGTTAATTCACTAGGTGTGAACCACAAAAGTTCATTTAATTCTCTACCTGCAGGTATTTCATATATTTGTTGTCCTGGAACTAATTGAATGTAATCTTTTTTGAGTACTGAATCACCACCAGCCTGTAAACCAACTATTTTTGAATAGGCATATGAATACCTTTCTTCGAAGTCAAAACTTTTTGTGATAAAAGCTTTGGACAATGATTGGGTATCCAAGTTAAGATTATATAATGAAGTCCATTGTGATTCGATTAACCAGTCTTGGACATATTGTGAATAATCCTCGATTGATAGCTCCAAAAGTGAATCCAATTGTTCATCTTCTAATTCAATACTTCTAAGAGGGGCACCTAAAGTGTGTCTCAGTTTTGTATAAAGATTGGTTCTATCTGGTTCTGGAATTATTGACATAGTTAGTTTTTATTTATAAATATCAAGTTTAGGGACATATTATTTTTTTGAAACTTATATTGGATACTGGTTTAGTATTCAATTCTAACTCGTTACTTTGTGGGTTGTATATGTAGGTTATTCCATTTTTAACAACCTTAAAACGAATACTCAATCTTTTTTCTTTACAACCTGATTGACCTTTGTTTGACCAATATATTTCAATATTTTCCATAGGGACTAAAACATTTTCCTCAAAAATAATTCCTTTTAAGTTTTTTCTAATTAGTCCTAAGAATTGTTCACCAACACCTCCTTCCTTAATCTTGTTGAAGATGTCACTTATTATTTTGTTGTACACTCTCAAATGAGTTGGTTTCAATTTACTTACTTCACTTGATTTAAAAATGGAGAAAAACTCAGACAAATAGCTATCAACACTAGTATCCATCATTTTCACCTCAAACTTATCATCTTTTGAAAAAACTTTTTTACCATTATAATAGAAATCTGAGGTGGCCATCAAATCAGCTTTTATGGGTGTTATTGATTCCATATTACTCAATACACAATCAACGACTTCATCAATATACACATCCTCAGTTTCAGGATATTGTAATATAGTGTTAACAAGTTTAACAAAACTAGATTCACTATCCTCACCACATTTGTAATTTAAACTGAGTGAAGTAGGATATGACTTCATATAAGGTCCGACCAAACTTTCCTCATATTCTGCATATTTCTGTTTTCTAACTGTTCTTAAAAATTCGTCCAATTTTGATGTATTTCGTATTGGTGATGTTTTAAGATTTTCTAGTCTATTTTTTGTTTCAGTTCCATCAAATTCATCATCCAAAATAAAGTTTGCAATAACTTTCATAAAATTACCTGGTAGGTCGGATAACATAGCCAACTCCAACATTTTGGTGAATAATCCCCTACCAAATACTATATCTCTTCTTTCTTTTTTAGTTTTGATGTAACTATATGCAGGATAATAAAAATTTATTATGGTATTCAATGCGTCAATAACTTCTTGTTTTTCTTGGTCATTAATTTTATCGACAACTTCGTTTTTGAACTTACAATAAATTGAATTTGTGTCACCGAAAGAACATAAATCATCAAGTAGATTTTCTCTATCAAAACCTATTGAAATTGCTTCAGTTATTCGTTGTAGTTGTTTTTTTGTAATAACTATTTTTTTTGATTCAGTTAAATTTAATTTTTTTATATTCAAAGATGGGGATTGAAACTTTTTACTATCAGGTTTAAAAATGTATGAAAATCTTTCTTTTGAAGTCCCACCTTCATCTTTTACTTCAACATCTTCAAAATCAAAGAAAATATAATTATTTTGATTATCAATGAATGCAAAAATTTGAATGTTGTTTGGGTCGTATTTATTTTTACTTTTAAATACATAAACTATGTTCCCATTTTCATCTTTAGATTCGTATAAGTCAATAGTAGGTTTTACTTGAACATATTTACTATTACCATCTTCGGTAACAAACATATCTTGTCCTTTATACTTATCCCTTGTATCACCATCACAAAATTGCGTTATTTGTGAATTTTTGTTTTTGGTGTTTAATATTTCAATTGCAATTTTTTCTCTTTCAATACCTCTATTTAAAGTTCCTTTTTTTGTTTTTGGATTTAAAACTATGTTTGCCAAACTTTCAGTGAACTTCCCCACATCACCAAATAGAGTTTTTCCCATAACATTAAACCAAGTTTCCAAATCATAGTTTTTACTATTATATTTTTCATAAAACTCTAATATTTTATCACTAATTCGAGTGTTAGCATCAAACCAATTAACAACCGACCATTCACCAGTTCCACCCCTTTGACTTACAGCATATTTTCCACCAATAACACCATAGTTTGTTTTACATAACTCAGTTTGGATTTTACCATAACAAGGAGATTCAATACGAGTATCAGGATTGTAATCCCTAATAATTTCAGGTGAACATTTTGGATAAACTTTCTTCAATATTGTTTGAACAAAAACAGGATTTAGTCTTCCGTTTGGGTTTAATACCTCGACTTCTTCTTTGATTAATTTTTTAGTTTTAACTGATTCAGTTAACTTAGTTTTCTTTTTATCTGTATATAATTTATTAACAAACTCCCAATTTATAACATCCCAAAAGTTACCAATGTATTCATCTCTTTTGTTTTGATATTTGAGATAATATGCGTGTTCCCATACATCAAGACCAAGAATAGGAAATCCACCCCCATCAACTATGTTCATTAGTGGATTATCTTGGTTGGGTGTTGACATTATTTTAAGTCTGTTGTTTTTTGTCAATATTAACCAACACCAACCTGAACCAAATCTATCCTTAGCTATTTCGGTGAATTCTTTTTTGAATGAATTAATTGAACCGAAATCTTTAATAATTTTGTTTTTTATTTCAGTTGGTATTTCTTGTTTTTTTGGGGACAACATTTTCCAAAATAAAGCATGATTAAAAGCCCCACCCGCATTGTTTCGTATTGTTTTATTGTACTTCGAGATGGACTTAATAATGTTCTCCAATTCAACATCGCCATAGTTCTTTTTAGATAAGGCTTTGTTCAATTTATCAACATAACCTTTATAATGTTTGTTGTAATGTATATCCATCGTTTTTCCATCGATGAAACTACTAATTGAACGATATCCAAATGGTAATTTATCAATACCAATTTTTTTTGCTTCAGATAATATATCTTCTTTAGTTAATATTATTTCTTTAAGTAAATTTGCTGCTCTTTCCATAAGATATAAATATCTCATAAATATTAACGAACAGAATTAATCTTGTTCATAATTTGCTCAATGAACTCCGCTCTATCAATATTGTCACCCATAACAGTATCAATAACATTCTTTTTATTAATTAACATATCATAGATAACACCTTCAATCGTATTATCAAATAGTGGGTAATAGACTGAAACACAATTCTTTTGACCATATCTGTATGCTCTATCCTCAGCTTGTTGGTGATGTGCGGGAACAAAAGATAGGTCATTAAATATAACAGCCTCGCCTGCAGTTAAAGTAATACCAACTCCTGCAGCTTGTAAATTACCAACAAAAACTTTTATTTTATCGTTATCTTGGAATTGGTCAACCGCGTATTGTCTTTGGACTTTTGAGCAAGTTCCATCCAAATAAACAGCTTTCTTTCCAAAATGAGAATGAATCTTATGTAGAGTATCTGTAAAGTTTGTGAATATGATAACTTTTTTATTAAGTTCCAAAATATTCTCAACAACCTCAATTGTATTCAATATTTTTTCTTCAGCAATTACTTGTCTAACTTTCATCAATTTATTAAACTGAACTGTTAAAGACCTCGATTCATCAGGATGTTTATTATACCATTCGTAATACTCACCCATTAACTCTTCATACATTTTAGATTTTAATCTAAGATAGATAGGTGTAATAATCTTTTCAGGTAAATCTAGTACATCCTCTTTTAATCTTCTTAAAACTTGTCTTGATGTCCTATCTCTTAACTCTTCCAAGTTTGACGCCCCATTCACATTCCAAACCTTTCTATTACCCGCCTTAAATTGATATCCTTGACAATAACGGATAACATAAGCCATCCAATTTTGAGCAACAGGACTTTCAATTAGATTCAATAAATTATAATAGTTAATTGGTCTTGATGTCATTGGAGTTCCTGTCAATAACCAAAGATATTCAACATCCTTAACAAAACTATTAATTAATTTTGTTCTTTGAGCTTGGGGATTGGATATGTAATGTGCTTCGTCTATAATAACCAAATCAAAATTACCTTTTGTAATTGGTGAGTTTTCTTTGTCCTTTAAATCATAAAAGTTTTTAATAATGTCATAATTTACAATAACAAAGTCGTGTTCAGTTGAAAAGTTTTTACCCTCACAAATATACACACTTCTATCTGTATAATTTCTAATTTCCCTCTCCCAATTTATTTTAAGTGACGCAGGACATATTATTAATATTTTTTTAGCGCCAGTTTCTAATGCCGCTAAAATAGTTGATGTTGTATTGTGAGTTACGATAGCATTTTCTGTAACGTATAATTTGTCTGGTGCATCAACTGAAATACATACAGCTTCTCCTTTTTTTTCAAACTCTATGTTTTTGATATATCGTCCAACCTTGTATTTTTTAGGTGTGTTATATTGTTTTTCTTTTCTATTAAGTTTGAATGGATTCATACCTTCAGGTAATTTAATATTTACTCTGTACGATTTTTGTCCATCTTTCTTGATTCCTTTATGTGTATAGTTTGTTACTCTTGTTTTTTTTCTTGCTATACCCCCTAAACTATGTACTATTTCGATAACATCATCACAAAGTTGTTCTGACACAGTTGAGAATTCAGTTCCACTAAAATTACCATCAGTATCTTTATTACAACTACCATCGGTATCCATTAACCCTTTCAGTATTTCTAATCTATTTTCAACAGAAGTATATTTGAATATGTTTGGAATAAATTTGTTATTAGATTTAGTTCCCATTAATTCTAATTGCTTCAACACTTGAATCAACGGATTTAAATGACCACTAATTTTTGTTAATCTATAACCATATTTTGTACCTTTACTCTCGACTATTTGAGTATTATGTGGTAAAGTGTCTTTAATATAATCAACAATTTCTGAGTCAGCTGTTGTAAAATGAACAGAATCTTTACTAATTCCCCCATCGCCTATAATTAAACCCAACAAGTATGGATGTATGGGTAAAATAGTATCCATAAATTCAATAGGTTTTACAATTGGAATTTGCCATTTGTTGTTACCATCGTTTTCTTTGTAGTATGTTTTATATTTGTAAATTTTATTCACATTATTTTTTGTACCATTTATTTCCAAGTTCAACTTTTTATCCAACATCTGTTCTACAGATAAAACAATCGCTTTTTTTTCTCTTTTATTTTTACTATTATCTCCAAATGACCTTGATTTTACGTTAAATAAATGTTCTTTACAAACTAAAATGGATGTGTTGTCATTAAATGTGACCCTATATAAATCTTTAATTCCTTGTGGATAAACACCAATTACATTACATTTTTTTCCATCACTACCAATAACTTCGTCACCAACTTTTAATTTACCGATTGGTTTTCTTCCATATGGGGTAAACACCCTATTTTCAACAAACTCAGCTTTTCCCAGCCCCATGTCGTCTGCTAAAATAAATCTTTTACTACCCACCAATTTTTCTATTGCGGTTCTTTGGTGTTCAAGTGGGGGTCTATGACTATATTTTGTATAATCTATTTTGACCTCTATTGTGTTATGTGTTTTTAATAATGCGGCTTTAGGTAACCACATATCTGTCAATGTATCACCAGTATTAAATTTACCCCAAATATGGTATGATTTGTCTTTGTCTACCAATAACTTTTCAACCCAAATATCAGTTGGTACTGATAACATATTTTTTTCATCAGCAATCTTGTTTGCAAAATATGGTTCCATATTAACCCACTTCTTTGCAACCTTTGGTTCAACAGAATGATAGTTGATAATATATTCAGCTTGGGAACGAGTGGGGTAAAACTTTTTATTAGTTTCTTTTAGGTATTTTAATTTTTGAATATAGTTATTTGTTCCCGAATAATTATCTAATATGTCGAGTGCTTTTAATTCAATAAGATTAGAGGTATTACCTGATATATTCAAAATCGTATTTTAACATAAAAATAGTTAATAAGTTTATATTTATCAATATGAGTAATAGAATGCCCATAACAAGAATAGGTAAGTTTTTTGGAGCTGAAGACTACAATTTAGATTTGTCTATCGGTGAAGAATGGTTATATGGTGATATGAACTTTACGGTCGTACTATATCGTATTGATAGAATGAAAACCAAAACTGATGATGTTTATGGTGAAGCCCTAAAGGATGGAATTAAATTTTTAACACCAGTAGAGTTGAAAGGTTATGTTCAAATTATGGCACCTGAGAATAAACAAATTGCAGGTAATAAAATTAATCAATTTGAACCTGGTAATATGCGATTTTCTATTTATCAGAAACAACTTGATGAGTTGGGTGTTGACATCAATTTTGGTGATTATTTGGGGTACTATGAAACGGAGGACAGAATAAGATATTATACGGTCAATAATGATGGAAGGGTAATTTCGGATAATAAACATAACTATGCGGGTTACAAACCTTATTATCGTACAATTATGGCTTCTGCTGTAGTTGATAATGAATTCAGAGGATTATAATATGCCACTACCAAAAAAAATAAAAAAATATTTACCACTGACACAATCAAAAACTCTTTTACATAGAAGACAAGAGTTATTAGACAAAATCAACAAAGATGGTACTTTTTTACCCAAATCAATTCTTCATGCTGATTTGGATGGGGGTTTCTTAGATTTTGTAAAGAACGAATTAAAGTTAGTTGTCGAGGGTAAAGTTGTACCTGTAGTTGATATTTTGGTGACAACTCAGAATTGGATTCAGTTTACACAAACTTGGGATTTCCAAAATATTGACAAAAACTTAGAACCTCCTTTCATCTCAATAGTTAGAATACCTGAGGTAAAATTTGGAACAAATCCTGCTGTATTATATAACATTCCAAATAGAAGACAATTCTTTTATGCTCAAGTACCAACTTGGGATGGTAACAGGCAAGGTATGGATATATACAAAATACCCCAACCCATACCTGTTGATATAACTTTTCAGGTTAAGATAGTGTGTAATAGGATGAGAGAGCTTAATCAATTTAATAAAGTTATTTTGGATAAATTTGCATCGATACAAGCATATCAAGTTATAAAAGGACATTACATTCCAATCAAAAATACGGGTATTTCTGATGAGTCGGTAATGGATATTGAGAAAAGAAAATATTATATCCAAAGTTATGACTTTCTTATGATGGGTTTTTTAATTGATGAAAATGAGTTTCAAGTTTCTCCAGCAATAAACAGAGTTTTACAAGTTGTTGAATTTGAACCAAACACAACAAAAAGACAAAAAAGAGTTATTAGTGATAACAAAAGTACAAATCAAAAAATCAGTTATGATGTTGGTGTAACTACTTTGTCACAAGTTTTTTATTACACTACAGATTTAACAATTGGGGAATCAGTTAATGTTTCATCTTTTGATGTTTACATAAATTCCGATTTTTATGGAACAGATGTAAATTTGATTCAGGTAAATACTAACGATGTAGTAAGGATAGATATTGTGAAAACTGATGTAAACTTATCAGCAAGTTTGGAGTTGTTTGGGTTACTACTTTAATCCCCATAGATGTCTTTTTTCTCCTTACACTTCTCAATAATCAATCTTTCTAAAAAACGATACATTTTAATCCCATTTTTATCACAATACTTTTTCAGTAGGTCGTGAACCTCGATTGATATTTTTAAATTTTTTATTTTCTTTTCTTTGTTTTCCATAGTAGAAAAAAGGTAGAAAATATTCTACTCAATTTATCAATACATATAATTAAGTCAAGTTTTTTGATACTGAATGTTATATTTATCTATAAAATAAATTACTAAAAACTAAATTTATAATGTCAAACAATAAAGTTTTCGTATCACCAGGTGTGTATACATCAGAAGTTGACTTGAGTTTTGTTTCACAAAGTGTGGGGGTTACTACACTTGGTATTGTGGGGGAAACTTTAAAAGGTCCAGCTTTTGAACCAATCTTCATTACAAATTATGATGAATTTACAACTTACTTTGGTGGTACATCACCTGAGAAATTTGTAAATACACAAATACCTAAATATGAAGCAGCTTATATAGCAAAAGCATATTTACAACAATCAAACCAATTATTCGTAACTAGAATTTTGGGTCTATCAGGTTATGATGCAGGTCCTTCTTGGTCTATAACTACTATCGCTAATGTTGACCCTGCTACTATAGGTTTCGAGTGTTTAAGTGCAACTTCAGCAAATTGTGCAACACAATGTGTTTCATTTAATGTAACACCTTATACAATTAACTTCACTGGTTGTACTAATAGCTCAAGTACAATTGATTTTACATCAACGATACCTGGTTTCTTATCTGCTGACTTGGATAGTACATATGAACAATTCAATGGTTCGTTATCTACCATAAAGTCTGATTTGGTAACTCAACTTTATGGTATTGTTAATACACCATCAACTTCTGCATCATCTATAAATTATTTCGGTACAATATCTGGTGGAACTTATGACACTTTGAGTGGTTATACCGCTGAGACCAATGTATTTGCGGTTGATAATGTTAGTTCAGATTTAGCAAACTTTTCAGCACCTACTAACGACCCTTGGTACTATGCGACATTTGATAATATTGGTAACAACAATTATACAGGTTATTCTTTCTTTAGTTATGTTAGTAATTTAGTACAAACATCATCTAAATCAAATTGTGCTTCATTCTATAGTTACACGGTTAGCTCGTCAACAATAAGTGCAATTACAGCTTCAATTAATTACAATACGAATACAATCAGTGTTTGTTTACCAAGTACAGCCCAAACTTCTGATTATTCAGCAATGACAGTTGTATATAGTGCTTGTACTGACCCAATCTATAGTGGAATCACAAGTGGAGGTGTTGTTCAATCTTCAACTATGACTGGAGTTTCGTTTACGGCTTTAACAAAATCATATACTGTAGTTTCAGATGATTTGACAGCTACTTCAGCATGGACTGTAAATGTTACTATCAATGACCCTTGTAATGTATGTTCGACAGGTAATGTTGGAACTTTCCCAACACCAGTATTTACGAATTGTTTTAGTGGTACTGTATCAGGACAAACATTTATCTACACAGGTGATTCATTCTCAAATTATGATGATTTGGTTGTAGCAACACTTCGTTCGAGAGGTATAGCTACCTATACGACTGACACAGGTCCTGTTTACCAAGTTTCTAATGTAGGTGATGTGACTATTGATTGTACAGGAAGTTATTCAGGAATTTCTAAAAATCCTTATTCAACTTTTGCAATAGATGTAACCGACAAAGATGGTACTAACTATAGTTTCGAAACCTCATTCACTCTATCAGATCCTAAGTATATCTCTAAAGTTTTTGGTTCATCTAACTTTGGGAAACCTAGAACAGTTGTACCATTGTTTGTTGAAGAACAATTTCAAAATCTTTTAAACTATGCTTATAGAAAAGGATACATTAGAGGTTTGAATTGTACTTTGAATGGGTTATCGGGTGCAAGACCTTATACTGACTTAACTTCTATAGCGTGGTATTTAGAACAATATCAATCAGCAACATCTCCTTGGTTGGTTTCTGAGTTGAGAGGTAATAAAGTTTACAACTTGTTCAAGTTCATAACTATTGCTGATGGTGATACTTCAAATGTGGAGGTAAAAATTTCTATTGCAAATATATCTTTCACAAATGGTACATTTGATGTATATGTTAGAGACTTTTTTGATTCAGACGCTGCACCTCAAGTATTGGAGAAATTTACTAATTGTTCTATGAATCCAAACGAGAACAATTTCGTTGCTAAAAAAATTGGTACTTCAGATGGAGAATATCAACTTAACTCGAAGTTTGTTATGTTGGAAATGAACGAAGATGCACCAATAGATGCTTTACCTTGTGGTTTCGAAGGTTATACATTCCGTGAATATGCGGGTTCGAAACCACCATTCCCAGTATACAAAACTAAATACGATTTTCCTGGTGAACAAATTTACAATCCACCTTTCGGATTGAGTAGTGGTGCAGATGATGCTTTGTTAAGTTCAGGTGATAATGTTAGAAGAACATACTTAGGTATTGGTGACTTCTATGGATATGATATTGACTTTTATACTTACAAAGGAAAAAGAATTCCAAGTTCACCTTGTACTGCAACTGTTGGTGATGATTGGGCTTACAAAACTAAGGGTTTCCATATGGATATAAATGCGAGTGGAATTACAATCTCCAATGGTTTTGCTTCAAGTGGTACTACAGCTTTCTTTGTTGGTGCAGCATCATTCACTAATGACCCTGATAATGAAAGTAATCCATACTTCAGAATATTTGCGCGTAAGTTCAGTTTACTATGTAAGGGTGGTTTTGATGGTTGGGACATCTACAGAGAAAATAGAACAAACAAAGATACATTTGTATTAGGTAGAAGTGGTTACTTAAGGGGGGCTTGTCCTGATTTCAGGTATCCGAACGCAACTGGTTCAGGAACATTTAAACAAATAAGTGTTGGTGATAATACACAAGATTATGCAAACTCTGATTACTACGCTTACTTGTTAGGTATTCAGACCTTCTCTAATCCTGAAGCGGTTAATATAAATGTTTTTGCAACACCTGGTATTGATTATGTTAATAATAGTGGTTTAGTTGAGGCGGCCATAAATATGGTTGAATTTGACAGAGCGGACTCAATTTATATAACAACAACACCTGACTATAATTTATATACAGCTTCAGCAAATGATTCACAATTAATTATTTATCCACAAGAGGCTGTTGATAACTTAGTAACTGCGGGTATTGATTCGAATTACACCGCTACTTATTATCCTTGGGTTTTAACTAGAGATACGGTTAACAATACTCAAATCTATATTCCAGCAACTGCTGAGGTTTGTAAGAATCTTGCTCTAACTGATAACATAGCATTCCCTTGGTTTGCAGCAGCAGGTTACACTCGTGGTATTGTAAGTGCAATCAAAGCGAGAAAGAAACTTACTCAAGAGGATAGAGATACTCTTTATCAAGGAAGACTGAATCCAATTGCAACATTCTCAGATGTCGGAACGGTAATTTGGGGTAACAAGACTATGCAAATTAGAGAGTCGGCACTTGATAGAATTAATGTTAGAAGATTGTTATTACAAGCAAGAAAACTTATATCAGCTGTTTCAGTTAGATTGTTATTCGAACAAAATGACGAAAAGGTAAGACAAGATTTCTTGGATGCGGTTAATCCAATCTTAGACGCAATCAGAAGAGACAGAGGTTTATATGATTTCCGTGTAACTGTATCATCTGATCCTGCTGACTTAGATAGAAATCAATTAACTGGTAGAATCTACATTAAACCTACAAGAGCACTAGAGTTCATAGATATTACTTTCTTCATAACACCAACAGGTGCATCATTTGAGAATATCTAAAATTTGATAATAATTATGGGGGAGACAAAATCTCCCCCTTTTTTAATTAAGACATATTTAATAGTATGAGAAATACAATTATAAAATTATTGAGAGAGTTTGAGGAAAGAGAAATTCCTATGAAATATTATGCTTTTGATTGGGATGACAACTTAATGTATATGCCAACACAAATTTATTTATTAGATGATGATGGAGAAGAAGTTGGTATGGGAACTGAGGATTTTGCTGAGTACAGAACTGAAATTGGAGTAAAACCATTTGACTATAATGGTTTTAAAATTGTTGACTTTGCACCAAATCCATTCAGAGATTTTGGAACTAAAGGAGATGAAAAGTTTTTAGAGGACATTATGTCAGCTAAATTAGCTAAAAATGCCGCATGGTCTGATTTAGTGGAAGCAATCAATAATGGTTCACTATTTGCAATCATCACAGCAAGAGGGCATAGACCTTCAACGTTAATGATTGGAATAAAAAAACTTATAGACACAAATAGAGGTGGAATTGATTCTGATAAGTTATATGATTCATTAGTAAAAATGAGAGAAAATGCTCAAGAAAAACCTAGTGACAAGGAAACTGAAATAATGAAATATTTGAAAATGAACAGATATTATCCCGTGTCATATGGTAAAGGTTCTGCAACAAAACCAGAAATTGCTAAAATTGATGCAATGAATCGATTTATAAAATATGTTCAAGGTCAAGCAGAAAAATTAAATTTAAGACTTTCATCAAAAATCGTGAACAACATTAAAAATAAATTTGTTCCGATTATTGGTTTTTCTGATGACGACCCCAGAAATGTTGAGGCAATGAGTAAAGGTATAAAGGGTGTTAAAATATTTTCAACACACGGAGGTAAGAAAAAAGAATATAAACCAGATGAAGAAGAATTACAACTAGAGACTATAATAAGAAAAATATTAAATAAATTAATATAATAATTATATAAAACTAGTTCTAGTATAATAATATTTATTTTGTTTTTAAAAGTCAATAGAAAAAAAATTACAAATAGATATTTATAATAAAAATAAAGATTAAAATTTAAAAAGATATACGATGGCTGATTTATTGATGAAAATGCCCATACCTTATGAGCCGAAAAGACAGAATAGGTTTATTATGAGATTTCCTTCCTCATTAGGTATTAATGAATGGTTTGTTGAATCCGCTTCAAGACCAACAATAACTGTTAATAGTACACCAATCCCTTTCCTAAACACTGAAACATATGTTGCTGGTAGGTTTACTTGGGGTACTATAAATGTGACATTGAGAGACCCAATCGGACCTTCCGCAACTCAAGCAATTATGGAATGGATTCGTTTGTGTGCTGAGTCTGTAACAGGTCGTATGGGTTATGCCGCTGGTTATAAAAGAAATGTTGATTTGGAAATGTTAGACCCAACAGGTGTAGTAGTTGAAAAATGGATTATGGAAGGTTGTTTTATAACTTCTTCAAACTTTGGTAACTTAGGGTATGCACAAGATGCTTTAGCAACAATTCAAATTACATTGAGACCTGACCGTTGTATTTTAGTTTACTAAAAGAAATATATAAGAATTTATAACCCCATACAATAATGTGTGGGGTTTTTATTTACATAGAATTAAGAAGGTGTATCTTTTAAGAAAAAAAATATGGACAGAGAATTATTAGAAGCGGCAACCTCGAACTTTAATTTACCGCATGATGTAGTAAAACTACCTACGAATGGTATTTTTTATAAAAGTAAAAAAAAGTCAATCAAAGTTGGATACCTTACTGCAAGTGATGAAAATTTATTGGTGAATGCCAGAAATTCTAACAACAATGTAATAATTTCTTTGTTGAGGAATAAAATCTATGAACACGACATTAAACCTGACGAGTTATTAGAAAGTGATATTCAAGCTATTTTAATTTTTCTGAGAAACACTTCATTCGGTCCTGAATACACCTTGAGTTTAGTTGACCCAAGAACAGAAAAATCATTTGAGGTTACAATATTATTAGATGAATTAAATTTAACTAAGTGTGAATACAAACCTGACGAAGATGGAACATTTACAATTAAGTTACCTAGAAGTGGTGACACCTTAAAAGTTAAACCACTTACTATTGGTGAATCAAATGAATTGGAAAGTTTATCGGAGAATTACCCACAAGGTAGAGTTACCCCAATTATTACTTGGAGACTTAATAAAATGATAGTTTCAATAAATGGGAACGATGATAGAGGAATGATATCCACATATGTTGAGACTATGCCAATTATGGATTCCAAATTCCTTAGAGTCTTTGTTAAAGACAATACACCAAGTTTAGACTTAAGAAAAACAGTAAAAGCCCCATCAGGAGAACTGGTGACATTCAATGTCACATTTGGGGTCGACTTTTTTCGCCCTTTCTTCTAGTTATAGTAAGTATTTGTTGGATGAATTCTTTTTGTTGGCTAAACATCTTAGAATATCTTATACAGAATTTAATACTATACCTACCTATGTGAGAAAATATTTAATCAATAAAATCATAGAAGTTAACACTAATGAGGACTGAAAAATAAATCAGTCCTTTTTGTATTTATAAATAAAAGAATTTTATGGCAGGACCTAATCCAGATACAAACCCAGGAGGTGATTTTTTCCAAAAAATATTTGACTCAGGTTTAAAACCTTGGTTTGATAAGTTTTTGGACTATGTTAATACAAACTTTGACGAAAGTAAGATTAGAAAAGTTTTATACGACACTGAGGTATCTTCCACAAATGTTTTGAAAACATTTGGTGTTGGTAGGGAAAGAATGGTTGACATCAGAAGTACAATGAGTGACGCTGTAGCAAGTGTTGTGGAATTGGGTGGAGAATTTTCAAATATTGAAAACGCACAATTAGGTGTTTCACAAGCATTAAAAAGAAATGTTGTTTTAACTTCAGATTCTTTCAGAGAAATATATGCCTTATCAACACAAACCAACAAAGAAATAAGTACTGTTGTAACTAATTTCAAAGATGTTGGTATTTCTGTTTACCAAATGGGTGATAAAGTGAATGAAGCTTTAGCTGTAAGTGCAAAGCTTGGTGTGAATGCTAGTGAGGTGATTGATACTATGTTAAACAATATGAGTACACTTAACAAATTTAATTTCGAGGGTGGGACTGAAGGTTTAGCTAGGATGGCAGCACATGCAACCTCTCTGAGATTTGATATGAAAGAAACTCTAAACTTAGCTGAAAAAGTTTTCAATCCAGAGGGTGCGATACAAGTTGCTGCAGCTATGCAAAGATTGGGTGTTGCACAATCAGACTTATTAGACCCACTGAGGTTAATGGATTTGTCACAAAATGACCCTGAAGAACTTCAAAAACAACTCGAACAAATGAGTAAAAGTTTTGTGAAGATGAAAGCGGATGGTACATTCGAAATATTACCAGGTGAAAAAAGAAGATTAAGAGAGATTGAAGACCAATTAGGAATGACTCAGGGTTCTTTGGCCAAACTTGCATTGAGTTCGAAAGAGGTTGACGAGAAAATGAAAAAAATTAGATTTGGTGGTGAATTTTCGGAAGAGGAACAAAGATTTATCGCAAGTATTTCTGAAATCGGAAAGGGTGGTGATATGAGGATTAGACTAGATGGTGAAAACTTGGGTATAGATCAAGCTTTAGAGAAGTTCAGACAAGACCCCGATAAGTTGAAAGAAATAATGAAACCCAAAACGGCCGAGGACTTAGCAAAAGACCAATTGACAACACTAAAATCAATTGAAAAATCTATGGAAACCTTGGCAAATAGAACTGGTTATGCAATGGCTGGAACCCCAGCAGTAACCGAATTTGAAAATGCACAAAGAAGATTAGCCGCATTAATACCAAGAATGGGAGAAGCACCAGGTTTGAAAACTGAGGACATACGAAAAGATTTATTTGGTACATTTGAACAAATGTTGACAGATGTTAGTGAAGGTAAAACGAGTATGAAGGATTTTGCAATAAACTTTTCTGAGAAAATGGAGGCGTATGGTAATAAATTAGGTAAATTCCCTGAACACACTGTTGAAGTTATCTCAAAATTAGATACGAGCTCAAATAGATTTTTAAAGTTAGGTGAGGATATAATTGGATTAACTACAGAGTTGAAAAGTGCTGGTTTTCCTTCCTTGACAGCAGCACTTAAACAATTAATTAAAGCTGACATACCAAAACCCAACTCTGCTGAAGCAAAAGACTTCGAATTAAAGTTATTACCTATGGACACCGTGAAATTAGTTGGGGGAACTCACGAATCATTAAGGGAGGGTGGAACAAGCATGCCTACAAAAATGGAAATCCAACTAACACATAAAGTTGAAATTGATACAACTAAGAGTCCACAACTGAATACTTCAGAGTTAAAACAAAGTTTGAAGACTGCCGATGTTGCTGATGCTGTACGAAGAGCTGTTGAGGATTCTATGAAAAGTTTTGGAAAAACTGGTAAGCAACCACTTTTGGGTAATGATACAAGTGTTATTAAGAAACCATAAAAAAAACTATTTATAGTGAAAAGAACCGATGTCAAATAGTCCATTATCGTTCCAAGCGACAACAATATTTAGAAAGGATTTATTGGTGAGGAATTTGAAACCTTACACAGTACCAGGTTTCTTTATACCTAATACTGGTAACCGAAATACACAATACACACCAAGAGATTTGAGTGTTGTTGACACACCAAATGATTTAATTGAAAATCCACCAAAAGCCGATGAATTATACAAGCTAAATAACTATGGTCCTGAGGGTGGTTATTTTGATGTTACTATTAATAATAAGTTACCAGTAAAACCAAATCAGGGTGAATATAACCCTAACGATACAAAGATGGATTTGGTCAATGAATTTTTCATCGATACTGCATTCATAGAAAACAAATATGGACCTGAAGGTGGGTTTAATCAGATGGTTATTATTGATGATATCCAAAACAATAATAAATTATATCTACCATATTGGGAGCTTTCACCTGTAAATTTTGTACCATCTTCGTACGCCGCATATAATATATTCAATTCTGAAAATCCGATAGGTACTGATGGATTATTGTCCCAAGACTCAAGTTTGGCAAAAATAAGTGCAACTGAGTTAAAAAAACAATTTCAGTATCGAGTTAATATTGAAACAAGTACTAAGACAGTTGGTACCATTAATATGGATACTTTTAAAGACCCATATCAAGCTAGTTTACTTGTTTCAGGAAGAGAAAAAATTTATTATCAAAATTGGAGGATTACAGTTTCAGACCAACCAAATTCATCTACTGACTTTGGTAGTAGACTACAAGGTACTTATTACCCAAGTTCACCAATACCTGGTGATTACTTTGCACCTACAGAAATAAATGGGGGTGAAAATAGACAAACATTAAGTGCACTAAACTCAGTAAATCGATTGTTTGGGAACGCCTTAGGACCGATTATCACAAACACGAACAACCCCTCAATAACATTTATTCAAAATACTGGTAATGCTCAAAGGTCTAGTTTATTTCAGAATTTAGAATTAAATAGATATCAACCCCCATATAGTAAAGATAATACAAATCAAAACACAGGACAATCAAGTGCTACTTTAAATTTAACACTGAATGGCACACAACCAGTTAGTACAGTTGGTGGTTACTATGTAGGTAGTAAAAACGCAGAACCATCATTAATAACTTCACCACCAAATCAAGTTCCTGTTGATGCTTTTGGTAGACAACAACAAGCACCAGTATTTGGTAATTCCGAGATGGGTATTCTATTTGAAGGAAATCAGAATCAAATCAATTTTGGTTTAGCAGGTAAATCCTTTTCTGATGGTGGGGGTATTGATGGTGATTTTGTTTGGATTTCACCAAAGTATAGGGCTGACGCTGGTTTCAGAGCAACTCCTGGTGGAGGAGCCGGTACTTTGGATGACGAATTTAACTTAATTAGTTCGAAATATCAAAGTAGTCAGTCAACAAATATTGATTTTAAACCCACATCTATATTGGATGAAACTCAGAGGTTAATTAATTCAGCGGATAGCCTCCAAGGTATTGCAAGGCTAAAACATGTTGGTAATGCTATCAATCAAGTTAGTAAAGTATTCAATGATGGATATAAGGAATTAACAAAAGGGTCAAAAGTATTAAGTTATACAGATAATACTACTGGTATAGAAGTTGGAAGAGAATATTGTAGAATTTTTGCTAAAGATACACCTTATTACACATTTAAAGACCTTCAGAAAACAGATGGTATCACTACTAGTGGTAGGAGATTCACTAATTCTGTTTTGGATAGAACATACAATTTAAATATATCACCAACAAGAAATCCTGGTTCAACAAACATACAACCGAATGCAAGAGGACAATTGGTTGCTAAAAAATATATGTTCTCTATTGAAAATTTAGCATGGAGAACATCAAGTAAACCAGGTTTTACTTATGATGATTTACCCGCTTGTGAAAGAGGACCTAATGGTGGTAGGGTAATGTGGTTTCCACCTTATGACTTATCATTTTCAGATTCTAGTAATGCAAACTTTGGTAGTACATCATTTTTGGGTAGACCTGAACCAATTTATACCTATAAAGATACAAGTAGGTCAGGTACATTAAGTTGGAAAATAATTGTTGACCACCCATCAATTATGAATGTTATTGTTGACAAACAACTTAAGGGGATTAATAAACAAAAAGTTGATTCTATTTTAGATTCTTTTTTTGCTGGTTGTGTAAAATATGATATTTACGAATTGGCGAAAAAGTTCAACACTATACCTATAGCTGATTTATTTACTTATCAAGAAATAATCAATTCACCGAGACTTACACCTGAAGAATTGATAGGTGTTGGTAAAGAAATTAAAGGTAGTGCCGATGGTGAGTTACCAACGGGAGGGGTTAGTACTATGGGTGGTGCTGGTGGAGCAAGTGCTATGGGTGGTGGAAGTACTATGGGTAACCCCCCTAACTTAGCAGCGGACTTCAAAGGAAAATACTCTGAATTTGGATTTTATTTCGATAATGACATACCGAAACCTAACACTACTCCACAATATGATACGACTTATAATTCATATGTTGGTTCGAAAAATAATTATATTAGAGACGCAAACGATGTCTTCAACTCAAGTGGAACTTATTGTAAAACAAACACAACTTATTGTAATGAACAAAAAAATGTGGGACAATTTTTCGATTCAGTTGTACAATCTAATTATACAAAATTTTCTGAAGGATTTATAAATGACTTATACAATGTATTCAAAGATAATGCTGAGACAACAGTTACTTTAGAATTAGTTGGTTCGGCATCAGAGTTAGGTGGGGAAACATATAATTTGGATCTATCTAAAAGAAGGATAGCTTCAGTTAAACAATTTTTGGAAAATTATAAAACAACTACTGGTGCTAGTTTGAAAGAGTATTTTAGTAAAATATCAATCAAAGAAGTCCCAAAAGGTGAAGTGTTAACTGTATCCCCTCTCGCAACAGATGGGTTAGCTTTTAGTCCTGTCAACTGTAATAAAAAAATTGAACCACAAAGTAATAGTAAGGCTCAAATTTATTCTATAAACGCTATGGCTTGTAGGAGAGTTATTCTTAAAGTAGTTGATATAGTGTCACCGAGTAAAACAAAACAAGAACAACAACCTGATAATAAGAATGTTAGTGGTGACGAACCCAAAACTCCTGATAAATTTGAAATTCAGCGTACTAAAACACTTAGAGAAACATCATCAGTTGACTACACTCAAAAACTAAAAGATGGAATTGGAAAAAGAATTTTAAGAAATCTTTTGACTGAGTGTGATTATTTTGAGGTTATAAAGGATGAGTCACCTATGATATATGATTCAATTAGAGAAAAAATTAGATATTTTAACCCATCCTTCCACTCAATGACACCTGAGGGATTAAATTCTAGGCTTACTTTTTTAAATCAATGTGTAAGACCTGGTGAAACTATCCCGGTGATTGGTACTGATGGTAAACCTAAATTCAACGATGCCTTAAACACTTCATTCGGGACACCCCCAATTTTAGTTTTAAGAATTGGAGATTTTTACCATACCAAAATAGTTCCTGATGGGGTAAGTTTTTCATATGAAAATAATCTTTTAGATTTAAATCCTGAAGGTATTGGTGTACAACCTATGATAGTTAAGGTAACTATGAATTTCAAAATCATTGGTGGTATGGGTTTAGCAAAACCAATCGAACAACTTCAGAACGCTTTATCATTTAATTACTATGCCAATACAGAAATATATGATGAAAGAGCTACACCTACAGAGGATACTACTGCAATCGATAAATCTATAATCGATGATTTAATAGCTCAACAACCATCTAAATTACTACAGAATTCTACACCACAAGCAACAAATGATGGTGGTGATACAATTGGTGAGATAGTTACTAATATACCAGCACCAGCAGGACAAGTAGGACAAACAGGTGAAATTGTTTACAAATCAATTATGGACAAGTTGTTAGATGAGTCACCTAAATATTTTGAAGGTCTTGTAAATAAATTGGAGAGTATATTCAAGGAATACAACTATGGAATTATCCAAATTTTGGATATCAAAAGAAATTATACCAATGGAAAATTATTTAATGACGAAGATATAAATAGTACAAATGGTGAGGAAATAAAGATTTATGGTAAACCCACCTATGAATCTGATATAGACCAAGAATTTACAACTTATATTAATAACATAAATAACAATAAAAATCCTTTGGTTAAATATATGGCTGAGTTTTTTAAGGATTCAACCAACGGAAAAAATCCATTTATAGATGTACTTAAGAAGAATATGGTACAATATACCGAGTCATTGAAACCTCGATATAAACAAGGTATCACTACAAATCTACAAGATTTAACTCAACTTCAACAAACTTATGTACAATTATTTAGAAAAATTAATTTAATTATCAAAAAGACTGATGGGAAACTTTTGGATACCAACTCACCAAGAGTCTATAATCTTATACCAACAACCGATGTTGCCAGTCAAGCAACAACACCTGATACTTATGAAGAATTAAAAACCGACTATCTTAAGTTCAAACAAGTATTTGATGGGTATAATAAGGTTTTGACTGATAACGAAATTGCTTTCTTTCAAGACGAAAACCCAACAAAAAAATACACATTTAGTCAGATTACTGATGGAGACGATGCTAATTTCTTTTTGATTATGGGAAGAATTCTGACTGATAAAACAAAAAAAGATGATTTCATAAGAAGTGTAATCAAAGGTAATCTTACTGGTGTTAAATCACCTGTGAATTTCAAAAACAAATTCGAAAAGATTGTTAACGAGTGGGAAAACAAATCAACGAAACAAATTAATGTTGATGAAAAAAAATTCGACAAAGTGAAAAAAAGTAAAAAATACAAAGACTACACTAAAAATCTTAAGGATGATACATATAAAAAAGGTAAGGTAAGAAAGTTTAATTATACAACTGTCAAAGACCAAGCTAAGGTACAAACACAAGAAACAAAAATAAAGGAGTTATATCAACAGAAAAGTACCGAGAGTGGGAAAACATCATTCTTGAATACCTACAAATTTAATTAAAAATGGCATTACAGACATATAATAGATATAATGAGTTTCAAATAGATGGACAACAAACAGTTGTACCATATATAAATTTACCATCGAAGACATCTGATAAAAGATATATCTATAAAATTGGACAATCTCGTATGGATAAAATATCACAACAATATTATGGTACACCAGTTTTTGGTTGGTTAATTATGTTAGCCAATCCAAATTATGTTGGTGGTGAATGGAACATACCTGATGGTACTATATTGACAATTCCATATCCGTTGATAACTTCATTACAAGACTACAAAAGCGAGTTGAATAACTATTTCTTTTATTATGGTAGATAATTCAGAAAACATTTTAGTTGAGTTTGATTATAACAATATTTTTTTAGTTGACCCTAATAAAGTAATTGACAACAATGGAAAAGCTCAAGACAGATTAATTAAACATGAAAATTTAGTAATATATGCTAACTTGGAGTGTAAAGTATTACCTAGAACAAAATTAGCTTTAGGGGTGGCATCCAATGATGCTGTACAAAACATAACAGTTGCATCAATTAATTTTTTGAATCCTGGTAAAAAAACTTATTTGGATAATTCTTATACTGATGAACTGACAGGAAAAGATACCTTACAAGGTAGGGGTGTAAATCAACCCAAATTAGAAAAAGTTGGATTTACAAATGAAAAGAAAGAACCTGATTATTTTATAAGACAACAAACCCTATCAAGTGGAAGACTAGGTTCAGTGGATAATGGTTTATTGGGTATCACTTCTATTAGTATTAGACAGAATACTTCGATGGAACCACAAGTAACTATTCAAATGGAGGATGTTAAGGGTAGAGCACTCTTCGAATCTGGAGATAATTCACCATATGCCCCATTCTTTAATTTACCATATCCATTATTCTATTTAACTATTAAAGGTTATTTTGGTAAGGCCATTAGACTTCCCTTGATGTTACATAAATTTAATGCCAGATATGACACATCAAATGGTAATTTTAAAATCCAATTAGATTTTTTCACATATAAGTTTTCATTATTATCAGAAGTTGCTGTTGGGTCTCTCCAAGCAGTACCCCATATGTACACTTCAAAATTTAATGTCACTAAAATTAATAACACGCTTTCACCCACAGATACAAAAACTCCTGAAACAATAACAAGAGGCTATCAAAAAATAAAGGAAGTATATTCAGATTATATTTCTAAGGGATTATTACCTGACAATTTTCCACAACTAACTTTAGTACAACTACAAAATAACTTGAAGTTGTTCTTAAAAAATGAATTAGGTGAGTTTACAAAACAAAATTTGAAACCAATTACTGATGCTGATACATATTTAGATGTTTTAAATCAGTATAGGGGTGAAATAAAAAATTATGAAACTTCTTGGTTTAACACATATTGTGATAGACAACAAAATTTTTTCATCATCCAAAGAGGTAATGAGCTTATACCAATTTTTACATTAAAAGAGGGTTATAGAACTGATCCAAACAATAAAAAAGAAGCACAAAGTAAGTTACTTGAAATTGTCAATCGATACAACAATCTACTTAGTGAAAATGAAACTTTTGGTAAAAACAAGACATATACTATTGGTAATAAACCACCAGTAAAATCTGAAATTAATAACAGAATACAATTTGATTCTTTCCAAAAAGGGGGAACATTTGTTTTTAATACACCAATTGACTTCGGTACTCAGGCTGGTGAGGGTAATGTTAGATTAGATGAGACATGGAGACTAAAAAAATCTGTGGCTCAACCAACAGTACCTGACTATCAAACTCTTAGAAAGGAATTAATAAATTCAGATATTGCAAAAAACACCGATGATTATCCGTTCTTTTATTTTTCAGGTACTGGTTCATTCAATGAATGTATCGACCAAATGGAAAAGGATTTAAACACTTTAATCAATCAAATTGAAGAAGAAATAACAACAGAATTGTCTTTTTTTCTTCAAAACAAAACTAGTACTTTAGGTTTCAAACCAACGATAAGGAATGTACTCGGGGTAATATTTGCAAATGGGGAAGCTTTTATGAGATTATTAGATGATACTCATTCGAAAGCATGGGATGCTAGAGACAACAAAGATAAGAAAGCGGTAATATTTGATCCAGCTATAAGTTCAGCATCCCCAGATATACCACAATTAGGTCAAACACTTAATCAACCTGTATATCCGTGGCCACAATTTATTGTCCAAACTGGTGGTCAAAATGGAAAAGAAAAGTACGAAATTAAATATCCTGCTGATTCCGATGTAATTGGTAGAACTAAAGCGAATAACCCTAATGTTTGGCCTGAGGTAGAATTTGTTGAGGAGTATATAAGAGGTTTTACAAAGAGATTAGCAGCACCAAATTTCGGTGTTACAACAAACAACGAATTGAAAGATGTTTTAAGACTATCTTTTAACGCCATTGAATTCCCAATCGAGAACAATGTTTACTTCAACAAAGAAGAAGTAAAATTCTATTATGAAATTTATGAAAGAATACTTTGGATTTCTAATTATTCTAAACTATCTCGTTCATATAATTTTACATCTGCCTTGGATAAAATTACAACTGTGATAGCAGATTCTGAAGTTACCAACATCAAAAATAGTTTAGGTAAGGATAATCCTTTTCTATCCGACAAATTAAAAAATTATGCTGTAAATTTAACAAATCTAAAACAATTTTCGAATGGTGGTTTTGGTGAAAGCTGGCAAAATTTCATAAGAGGTATATTCAACACATCATACATTAAAAATAAAACGGAAAATGCACAAATAGAATTCTTTTTACCTAATTTTTTGAATAATTCTGTAACTACACCGAAAGCTGATATTACAAGTATTGAAAAATTACAAACATACATTTCCGATAATAGTGAGACAAATGTATTCGATTTCACAGATACCTATCCATTTACTAATAAACAATGGATAACTCAGTATCTATCCAATGGTGTTGAATTTACTAATCCAATTTTGGCCTTCGACACGAGAAAATCTGTTTTCTATAATGATTTGAAAAAAACAATTACAAACTTTGAGAAAAATGGTGAGAATAGAAATTTCAACAGACCTTTCTCTAATTTTTCGTACTTGAACAAAACACCAACCAACTTTTTATCTCAAGGATTGACACCCCCACTTAAAACATTTTACGAAAATAGACAATCAAATCAAACTTTTATTACTGAAGGACGAGTTGAATATTCTAATTATAATGATGGATTAGTTAGTGCAAAACAAACAACTTCAATATTGAATACCCCATATTTTATAAACTCAATTCAAAGGGGAATACAAAATTTTAGGGACAATGAAACCTATCCATTTGTTGCATCAGCTTATTTGTTTTTGAATAGTCTCCCACTTTCAACTTTAAGGGAAACTTATAAAACATTAGGTGACTCGTCTAATCCTGAAGATTTGAGTTATATTTTCGCAACATTTAAAAAATTTGGTGGTGTTCACAAGTTACCTTTTGCTTGGATTTTGAAAATGGGTTCAATATGGCATCGATATAAAACATTTATTAATGATGGAAGAGACATCATTGAAACATCTTGGAGTGGTTTTTCATACTTAAACAATTATGATCCAGTAACTAATGACTCCGAAAAGGAATATAACTTAATCATCAATAATTCACAAATTGATATTATTCTCCAAAAAAATTCGGTCTTTGGTTCAGGTCCGAATCCAGAAACCTCGACTTTAATCAATGTTGGATTCTACCCCAAATTAATAAATGACTTTAGTGTCTTTTACTTAGGTTATCCAATAATTGCGACTGATTATCAAATCAATGGTGTATGTGATGTTCAAGGAACAACACTCACAATTATTAATATACAAGGCTCACTTCAAGTTGGGGATATTCTTAGTGGGTTGGGAATACCAGCGGGAACAACGATTCTTTCACAAATTAATAATTCTCAATTCCAATTAAACAACTCGTTCAATATAACAAATTCAACCTTTATTGTTACGAATAGACGAGCAGATGGTTATACAAGTTTAGATATACAGAGCGCAATAACATCTGGGTTGACATTCAATTATGTCAATACAGCAATAGTTAATTTACCTGAGGGTTTTGATAGTTCGAATTCAAAACGAGATTGTAGAATTATACCTTGGTCTATGACTGTGAGAACTAATGATGGCAATTTCGAATACCCCTTACCATCTCATGGTTCTTTGTTTAATCAAACTAAAAACGAGTGTATCAAAAATGGAAAGAAACAAATCGAAGTTTTGAACAATCAAGCTATGTACGATGGTTCTGTACGACTATTTTGGGGTGCACCCAATTTTGGTTACTATGACAATGCCAAAGTTTCTAAACCATCACCTTACGAGTATTTAAATTTCATAAATAACAATACTAATAATCAGGAAAACTTTAGTATTAGGAATTCATATACTCAAATCAGTGAAATATTTTCAGTTTTTGAAAAATCAGTTTTAGATAATTTTGAAAATGAATTTCTTAAATTCTCAAAATCAATTTATGATTATGCTGATTCTAGTTTATTTGAAACATCAAATAAATTAGCTGTAAGTAATCAGGTAGGTGATGTGGAAGCTTCATATAGGAATTTTCAGTACTTGATGAGAAAAATGATGGTACTTACCGTGACCACTGGTGACACTGGTGATAAAATGGTTGAATTATTGCAAGAAAAACAACTCACAGAGTTTAATAATTACATACAAGGATTTCTTAATTATGATATTATTTTTAAGTTCGGAAATCCATCTTCTTATGACAAAAAGTTATTTTATTCATTCTCTAATTTACAGATAATAGATGGTTTTGAGTTTGACAGATACACATTACAAACCCCAAATACCCTACCAACCCAAGGTGGAAATATAACTTTGAGTGCCTCAAGGAGTGACCCTAGAAATACTTTAGCGTGGAAAGCTTTATTAACCTATGTTGGATTTTCTGAAATACCTGAACTTCAATATAAAGATAATGGTTCATACATCACTGACTTTTTTGTTGATTTAAATATTGCATTCACTCAAAGAAATGTTGAGTTGTTTGCCCCTATGATAAAGATTTATGCTACACAAAAACTAAATCAATTTCAAACTAATCCGATTCCGAAACCTGCACCACCAGTCGGACCTATCGGTAATTTAGTTTCCGTTGCAACACTAAGAGATAATTTTACAATCAACATATATGTGTCAGGACCTAGTAAGTGGGGTGTGTATAAAACACCAAATGGTGAGGTGTCTTTTGAAGGAACTAAAAGTTTCCAAACTAATTATCAGATTATAATTGATGAAATAATATTGATTATATATGGAAGTTTGGCAACAAACCCAAATCAAAACCAATATATTGTTAATATACAACAAGCGCAAAATACTGAACAAGAAAATTACCCACAGGTACCAAATCCATCTACAGGTATAAGTAAGGGTATATTTTTTGAATCAATGACTAACTATTTGTTAAAAATTGAAGATTTTATAGGAAAAATATTGGACAACATTAATGGTAAATTAACTAACGAGCTCGAATCGATAACAAACATCACTTTAGAAAAACTTGACTCTGAAATAAGGGATGCCCCAAAAACAAAAATAGAGTTGTATGATATGTTTAAAGCATTCAACGACAAATGGATTGCAGGTGGTGACTTTAAAAATAGAACTTTATTCGAAGACATTTTAATTTTAGACCGAGCAAGTAGAAACATCGGAGATATTATTCTTATTGATTTATTTAAACTTTCTGAATTGTTAGATTTTATAAGTCCCGAAAATACAATGGAGGGATTAATTAAAACTATTCTCCACGATAACAGATTTGTCTATATGAATTTACCATCGTATGTAAATTTTTATGGTGTTCAAGATGCTGTTAAGAACCCTAAACCTAAAACTGAGGGTTCTTTAGAATTCGCAAATTCTTTGTTTGGTACATTTACAAATGTTGATTACACTGAATCTCGTTCCAAATTGGTATGTTTTTTCCCTGGTAAACCTAGTGAACAATTAGCAATAAATAACATTGATTGGAGATATAGAAATGATGCTTTTGACTTAAGGAGAACTGATAATCCTTTGGTTGAGGAACAGACAGGAAAGAAAGATTTTGATAAGTCAAATAGAGTTGTTGGATTCAATGTTGATATTGGAATTCAGAACCAATCAATCTTTAAAAGTTTCACAGTGGGTCAAGAAAATGGATTGTCAACTGCCGAATCTTTACAAATATTGAATGATATGGCCAACCAATCTGGTGGTCGCCAAGGTACTACTCAAAGTGTTTCTCTTTATAACCTATACAAAAATAGAAGTTATACTTGTAGTATATCAATGATGGGAAATGCACTTATTCAACCAACGATGTATTTCAATTTAAGATATGTTCCTATGTTTTATGGTGCATATTATATTACAGAAGTTAACCATTCAATAAGTCAGGGAGAATTCAGTACTGACATTGTGGGTGTAAGACAAGCGACAGCTGCTTTATCTAAAATTGATGATTACTTACAAAATTTGAAGTACAACTTTGTTAGAAATATTATAGACCAAAGAAGAAATGAAATAAAACAACAAAAGGCTGAGATTCAAAGAGGGGCAAGACTTGAAGAACAAGCAATCAAGTATATCACGGAGGGTATTAAACCTTTATCAACATTATCAAATCGTGAACTTCAAGTTGGCGCACCTTACGAAGATTTCAGACAAGTCAGTCCTGATAAAATTACAATTACACTTAAGTTTTTGAAAGAAACTTTAAAACAAAAAACAGCAAATGAAAATATTCGTTTGTGTGTTTTCTCTTGGTTCTATTTCAGTTCGATATATAATCAATCCTTGGAAGCAAGAGGTTATAATTTTGGTAACATTGTTTTAACTCGATCCGCTCGATGGAGTGACCCATTAATCACAAAATATTTTCCGAAAAAAGAATATTATTGTTCAAGTGACCAAAATCCATTATTTTTAGTTGTATTCCCAAGTTTGGACAAAGTGGTTGATTTTTTCATTGAAAGGTGGACACCATTAATTAATCAATTGAAAGGGACAACACCTACTAATGTCTTTGAATTTACATACATCAACTCTAATGTTGACATCAGTTTAGGTAAAAGAGAGTGGGAAAGTATTAAAAATCAAACAGATACTTTTGACGCACAACTTTTAATTATTGGTAAAGGTATACAAGCATTTAATGCAATATAGTGATATTTATAAATAAAATTATTATGAGCGTAAAATTAATTTTAGATAGTTACTTAGGTAAAAATACAAAAACAACTGAAAAAGATTTAGGTGATGGTACTAAACAAGTTTGTGATTTAGATACTGGTGAATGTTATGTTGTTAGAATGAAAGATGGTCTAATAGAAAGAGTTGACAATACAATGAGAACAAATAAAAGAATCCAAGTGGAAACACAAACTGGGATAAAACAACTATTAAACGGATAGAAAAATGCGAATCGACCACAAGATTTTAAATGAACTTAGTAGATACAAGGAAATAAATAACTATATTATGGAACAAGATGTTCCACCACCACCTCCCCCAGCAGGAGATGTACCACCAGTAGGTGGGGCAACACCACCTCCACCACCTGGTGATACTGGTGCTATGTTACCACCTCCTCCTACAGCACCAACAACAAGTGATGTTCCTGCAACACCGGTGGATACTGAAGCAGACCCTGATGTTGAAAAAGTTGAAGACGAAAACTCTAAGAAAGTTGAGGTAACTGATTTAGTAAAAAGTCAGAAATCTGTGGAAGAAAAACAAGATGAATACTTTGAAAATCTTTTCAACCATTTAAACGACTTAGAAAGTAAACTTTCTGCTATGGATGGTATTATTGAAAAATTGAATAATATTGAAACTAAAATTGAAAAATATAGAACTAAAACACCTGAAGAAAAATTGGAACTGAGAACTTTAGATTCAGGTCCTTTTAATCAAAAATTAAGTCAATTCTTTGAAGACAAAGAAGAAGAGATGGAAATGACAGGTAAAAATGAATATGTTTTAACTCCAGACGAAGTTGAAAGTTATTCACCAAGTGACATCAAAAGAAGTTTTAGAAATTTCGGAGAAGATGAAATGACACCTGAAGATGATATGAGTAAATTCAAAAAAATATATTAGAACTTAATTTGACAAACCCACGGCTGACACTTACTATTGTGTATAATATTTCTTAACAAAAAACTTTTTAAACATTATGGCGACAAACCCATTAGATGCTATTTTAGCTCAGTACGAACAATCACAAAAATCAGGTAGCAATACCAACAAAATGTCTCAAGATGAGAGAATGAAGAAATACTTCGCAGCTCTTCTTAAGGACAATGAAAAACAAGGACAAAAAAGATTAAGAATCCTTCCAACTACAGATGGAAGCTCACCTTTCAAAGAGGTGTGGTTTCACGAAATCCAAGTAGATGGTAAATGGCAAAAGTTCTATGACCCAGGTAAAAATGATAATGAGCGTTCTCCACTTACAGAAGTATATGAAGAACTTATGTCAACTGGTAGAGATGCCGACAAAGAACTTGCAAAACAATACAAACCTCGTAAATTTTACATTGTTAAACTTATCGACAGAGATAATGAAAACGATGGAGTTAAGTTTTGGAGATTCAAACACAACTACAAAAACGAAGGTATCTTAGATAAACTTATTCCTATCTTTAGAGCAAAAGGTGATGTAACCGATTCTCAAAAAGGTAGAGATATTATCTTAGAGATGACCAAAGCAAAAACCCCAAAGGGTGCGACATATACAGTTATTCAAACTATTATGTATGATGACCCAGCTCCACTCCACGAAAACAAAGAAACGGCTGAAGGTTGGTTAAATGATGAACTATCTTGGGCTGATGTTTACTCTAAAAAACCAGTAGAATACTTGGAAGCTATTGCCAAAGGTGAAACACCAAGATGGGATAGTGAAAAGGGTGGTTATGTTTATAGTAACTCAGATTCAGGTGAAGTTGTATTAGGTGGTAAATCCACACCAACTTATTTGGACGATTCTGATGATTTCGAACCAAGTGGTGACCTTCCGTTCTAAAAATATTTTTTAACCCGAACCCCATTAACAAAGTGGGGTTCATTTTTAATCAAAAAAAATGAAAATTCAAAAAAAGATGATTGATGCTCTCACTTATAAATATGAAAGTGAGATATCTGAGGCTGAGGCTACTCTCTGGATTTATTTTAATAATCCTGTTGCTATTGGTGAACATCCACAACACTTGGAAGAAATGGACAAGTATGTTGAGAAAATGGCTAATGCTAAAGACAAACTGGAAACATTAAAAGAATTCGTAAAATACAATTTAAACAATGGCAATTAAGAAAACGGATTTCAGTAGTATTAAAAAGAAGTTCTCTACCTCAGCAAAGTACAAACAACAAAGATACTTTGACTTGGGTACTGAGTTCTTGGATGCTGTTGGATTACCAGGTCCTGCTGTAGGTCACCTAAATATGTTTTTAGGTCACTCTGATACTGGTAAAACAACTGCTTTAGTAAAAACTGCAGTAGATGCTCAGAGAAAGGGTATTCTACCTGTGTTTATTATTACAGAACAAAAATGGAGTTTTGAACACGCTAAATTGATGGGACTACAATGTGAAGAAGTTGTGGACGAAGAAACTGGTGAAGTTGACTGGGATGGTTTTTATATCTTCAACAATAACTTCGAATATATTGAACAAATCACAGATTATATCAACGACTTACTTGATGCACAAGAAAAAGGTGACCTTGAATATAGTTTATGTTTTATGTGGGACTCAGTTGGGTCAATTCCTTGTAAAATGACTTTTGAAGGTAAAGGTGGAAAACAACATAACGCATCAGTTCTTGCTGATAAAATTGGTATGGGTATTAATCAAAGAATCTCAGGTTCTAGAAAAGCAGATTCAAAGTTTGAAAATACTTTGATTATCGTGAACCAACCATGGGTTGAATTACCTGACAATCCTTTTGGACAACCAAAAATTAAAGCTAAAGGTGGTGAAGCAATATGGTTGAACTCTTCTTTGGTATTTTTGTTTGGTAATCAAAAAGGAGCTGGTACAACTAAGATTACGGCAACTAAAGATAAAAGAAGTGTTAAGTTTGCATCAAGAACTAAAGTATCTGTATTGAAGAACCATATTAATGGTTTGGGATATGATGATGGTAAGATAATTGTAACTCCCCACGGATTCTTATCAGGTAAAGATACAACTGAAGAAAAAGCTTCTATTGAAAAATATAAGAAAGAATACGCAGATTATTGGAAAGATTTATTAGGTTTGGAGGGAGATTTTGATTTGAAAGAAGAAAGAGAACATGAATAAACTAAAAGTAATATCACTATTTTCGGGTTATGGTACACAAGAGTTGGCACTGAAATACATCGGTGCTAACTATGAAGATGTTGCAAATTGTGACATCCTTAAAGTTGCGAACATAGCTTATGATTCATTACACGAGACAACATTGGGTAACTTGGGGGACATATCAAAGGTAAACGAAGATAGTTTCCCCCAATGTGACCTGATGACCTATTCTTTCCCTTGTCAAGATATATCAATATCAGGGGTACAAAAGGGTATTCAAAAAGGTACAAGAAGTGGTTTGTTATATGAAGTTGAAAGGATTTTGACAAAGAACCAACCGAAGTATCTTTTGATGGAGAATGTTAAAAACTTGGTATCACATAATCACATTGAGAACTTCAAAGCTCATATTTCATTCTTAAATGAATTGGGTTATGGTTGTTCTTGGAAGGTATTGAATGGCGCCGACTTTGGTTGTCCACAGAATAGAGAGAGGGTGTTTATGATGTCCGTATTTGGTTTGACAAATAATGAAGTTGAAACAATTATGAGTGGTGTTGAGAAACATAAGAAAGATAGAGTTCCTATGAGACCATTCATCGAAAATGAGATTACAGAGGACTTATTTATCACTTGTGACATTACACCTAACCATCCCAAAAAAGATAGTGTGTGCAAACTTGTGGCAAGGAGAAACGATGTTAACTACGACCAAGCAAGACGAGTTTATTCGATTGATGGTTGTTCCCCTTGTTTAACAACAACTGGTTCACCACAGATTATGGTTGATGGAAGAATAAGAACTATCACAGGAAGAGAGGCTTACAGATTTATGGGTGTTAGAGAAGAAGATATTGATAAATTATTATCAACAAGTTTAACAACTAAGAACCACGTAGCTTTAGCTGGTAATTCCATTTGTGTACCAGTAATGGAAGCTATCTTTACAGAGTTTTTGGGTGAGTATATCTCACAAACAGAAGTAAAAAAATCGTTCACACAATTAAGTTTATTTTAAATGACAAGAACATTATTGGTCGATGGAAACAACCTCATGAAGATAGGTTTCCATGGTGTGAAAGATTATTATCATAATGGTAATCATATTGGGGGTATATGGCATTTCCTAAACACTATTAGAAGATTCATTGAAGAATATAACTTTGACAAGGCGGTAGTGTTTTGGGATGGCGAAGGAAATTCAAGTAAGAGAAAAATCATTTACCCCCAATATAAAGAAAACAGAATCCAAGAATCTAACGAGTTTAAGGTTCAATCATTTACCTATCAAAAAGAGAGGGTAAAACAATACTTGGAGGAGATGTTTATTCGTCAAGTGAACATAGAAAATAACGAAGCTGATGACTTAATTGCTTATTATTGTCAAATAGCGACTGACGAAAAGATTACCATTTTTTCATCGGATAAAGATTTAACCCAACTTATATCACAGAATGTTTCCATTTATTCACCATCAGCCAAGCAATTGTATAGTTTTGGTGATAAAATTAAACTTAAAGAACATGAGATTCCTCACAACAATATTTTAACATATAAAATATTAGCTGGAGATAAATCTGACAATATTGATGGAATATATTATTTGGGGGATAAAACTTTATTTAAATTATTTCCCGAACTACTTGAACAAGATGTAACAATTAACGATATTTTATCCAAGGCTGAAAATCTCCTCAAAGAAGATAAAGAGAATAACACACTCAAAAATCTTTTAACAGGTAAGACAAAGACAGGAATTTATGGGGAAGAATTTTTTCAAATCAACCAAAAGATTGTAGATTTGTCAGACCCATTGATAGATGATGAGGGGAGAGAGGTGGTTGAATTATATTATAAGGAAACACTTGACCCCGATGGAAGAGGACATCGAAATCTAATTAAAATGATGATGGAAGATGGATTCTTCAAGTTCTTACCAAAAGGAGATGATGCTTGGGTGAACTTCTTAAAACCCTTTTTAAAACTAACAAGAAAAGAAAAACACAATTTTAAAACAAAAAAGTAAAAACAATGAGAGAGCAAGACATTACCAAATTGGAGTTCTTAATGATGGTTAACGACAACATCATAGTTCAAAGATACTTCAATGTTAGAGATTACAATCCTGATGCAAGAAATTCAGTTGATTTCAAAGAGTATATGGATGATTTAATCCATAACTTGAATTATCAACTTAAGATGAAAGCTGTGAGTTATTTGTTGGAGAATCAATATGATATCACAAACAAACCTGACATCCTTAATACCTCCTATGTAGATGGCCCTGAGTACTTTAACATTTATTTAAAACAAGGGGACAAGTTACTTTGTCATAGAAGATTTGACGCTAAAATCTACCCTCCAAAGATTAGATACACAGTTGACATCAGACAAACAATCAAAGGAATTTTATCAGAATTAACTAGTTTATTTTCAGCAAGAGACCTTTCTTTTGATTATCTTGGACTTAATACAAGAGTGTAATATTTATTCATACAACAAATTTAAACTATGTCATCTAACAAAAATTTTGATTATTTAGGGAGCTCATTTCAGATACAACTACTTAATCAAATTGTGGTAGATAGTACCTTTTCAAGGTCAATAATTGATGTAATAGAACCTAATTATTTCGAAAACAAATACTTCAAACTCATCATACAGATGATTAAAGAGTATAATCAAAAGTGGGACTCAGTGCCCACTTTTGACACATTGGAACAAATCACAAAATCTGAGTTTCAACAAGAACAAATTGCTAAAGTAGTAATTGACACACTTAAGAAAATTAAGGATGCACCTATCTCTGGTGGGGATTTCGTTCAAGAGAAAGCGTTAAAGTTCTGTAAACAACAAGAGTTACAAAAAGCTATCACTAAAGCACAAAAAGTAATTGATGGGGGTGAGTTCGAAAACTACGATACCCTTGAGGAAATGATTAGAGATGCCCTACAAGTGGGTATCAATGAAAACGGAATGCTGAGTGTATTCTCAAACTTGGATGATGTACTAAACGAAGATTTTAGACACCCAATTCCTATGGGTATTGGTGGTATCGATAGATTATTAAAAGGTGGTTTAGCTAAGGGTGAGATTGGTGTTGTTTTAGCACCAACAGGTGTGGGTAAATCAACATTCTTGACCAAGATTGCAAATCACGGATTTAACTTGGGTTATAATATTCTCCAAATATTTTTTGAAGATAATCCCAAGGTTATTCAAAGAAAACATTTTACATTATGGACTAAAATCCATCCAGATGATATGTCTAATAAGAAGGAAGAAGTAATGACAAGAGTTAAGGAGATTGAACAAAAAATGGAAAATCAACTTATCTTGGAAAAACTTCCCTCTGATACAATGACAATGACACAAATCAAAAATCTTGTAAGAAAAAAGATTGCTGATGGATGTAAAATTGATATGATTTTATTAGATTACATCGATTGTGTTGTACCTGAGAAAAACTTGGGTGATGAATGGAAATCTGAGGGTTCAGTTATGAGAGCATTTGAAGCAATGTGTCACGAATTGAACTTGGTAGGATGGACAGCAACACAAGGTAATAGAAGTTCTATTTCTGCTGAGGTTGTAACAACAGACCAAATGGGTGGTTCTATTAAGAAAGCTCAGGTGGGTCATGTGATTATATCAGTGGCAAAAACATTACAACAAAAAGAGATGAAATTAGCAACAATTGCGATTACAAAATCAAGGATTGGTGATGATGGTATTATCTTCGAAAATTGTAAGTTTGATAATGGAATGTTGGATATCGATACAGAATCTTCGGTAACATTCTTGGGACACGAAGAACAAAAAGAAGAAAACAATAGACAAAGAATTAAAGATTTATTAGAAAAAAGAAAACAAAGAGAAAACACAAATTAATTATGACAGAAAAAATATTAACAGAAAATCCCAATCGTTTTGTGATTTTCCCAATCCAATACCACGACATTTGGGAATACTACAAACAACATCAGGCTGCGTTTTGGACAGCTGAAGAGGTGGATTTGAGTGGTGACATCAGAGATTGGCAAAACTTATCAGAGAACGAACAATACTTCGTTAAAAATGTATTATCATTCTTTGCTGCATCTGATGGTATTGTTAATGAGAACTTAGCTGAAAACTTTTACAGAGAAGTACAATACCCCGAAGCGAAATTTTTCTACGGATTTCAATTGATGATGGAAAATATCCATTCATTAATGTATTCTTTGTTAATTGATACTTATATATCCAACCCTGATGAAAAGGATGAATGTTTTAATGCAATCGATAGATTACCCGCAGTTCAAAAGAAAGCTAAGTGGGCATTAGATTGGATTGAAAAAGCGTCATTCCAAGAAAGATTGGTTGCATTTGCTGCAGTAGAAGGTATATTCTTTTCAGGTTCATTCTGTTCTATTTTCTGGTTGAAGTCAAGAGGAATTATGCAAGGACTTTGTAATGCAAACTCCTTGATTTTTAAAGATGAAAACCTACATTGTGATTTCGCAATTCACTTGTTGAATAATCATGTTGAGAATAAACCAAGTGAAAAAAGAATAAAAGAAATATTACTTTCTGCTTTGGAAATTGAAAAAGAATTTATCACTGAATCACTACCTATATCATTAATCGGTATGAACTCTAACCTTATGAAACAATATTTGGAGTTTGTTGTTGATGGTTTATTGGTTAAGTTGGGATGTAGTAAACAATTCAATGTAGAACAACCATTCAAGTTTATGGAACAAATTGCAGTAGAAACAAAAGGTAATTTCTTCGAATCAAGAACGGTTGAGTATCAAAAAGCAAAACTTAACGAAACAATTTCATTCACAGACGATTTCTAAAATTATTATTATGTCATTAAGAATTCAAAAAAGGGATGGGGATGTTGTGTCCTTTAATCCAACAAAAATACAAAACAGAATTAAAAAAGCCAGTAAGAACTTAAATGTAAACTCAGACCAGATTTTCATTAAGGTTATTACTTCCGTACCAACAGAGGGTGTAATTTCAACAAAACAATTAGATAAGTTGATTTACGAGATTGCTGCATCATATACAGGTAGCCACCACGATTATTCGAGGTTGGCTTCTTCTGTTGCAATATCTTCATATCACAAAGAAACAAATGAAAGTTTCAGTGAGACGATGAAGTCATTAGCTGATATGGGTATTGTTAATAAAGAATTGATTGATATGATTGATTCCTATGGGGATTTGAATATCGATGAAGTTATCAATCACGAGAATGATTATAACTTTGATTACTTTGCTTGGCGTTCATTATTTGAAATGTACTTGTTAAAAACACCAGAAGGTGTAACTGTGGAAAGACCCCAACATATGTATATGAGGGTTGCTTTATGGGTAACAAAATCATTTGATGAAGCTGTAGAATACTACAAGTCATTATCAAATCAATTAATTTCTCCAGCAACACCAATTATGATTAATGCTGGTACAAAGATTCCTCAATTAGCATCTTGTGTACTACATTATAACAATGATGACTCAAGAGGAGGTTTGTTAGCAACAATGAATGATATCTCTACTTATTCTGCTGACGCTGCAGGTATTGGTCTTTGTATGTCAAATATTAGAAGTAAGGAGAGTAGATTGAGTACATCAGGTGGTTTTGCTGGTGGATTATTAAAATATCTTAAGATTGCAAATGAATCACTAAGATTCTTTAACCAACAAGGTAGAAGACCAGGTTCTGCCGCAATTTATCTTGAACCTTGGCATAAAGATATCTTTGACTTGTTGGACATTAAAAAGAATACAGGTGCGGAAGAATTAAGAGCAAGAGATTTGTTCACAGCTCTATGGATTCCTGATAATTTTATGAGAGCCGTAAAAGAGGGTGGTGATTGGTATTTATTCTGCCCTAACGATATTAAAAAAGCTGGTCTAAAACCATTACAAGAATGTTTTGGTAGTGAGTACGAAAGTGTTTATGAACAAGCGGTAAATTTAGGTTTGGGTAAAAAAGTAAAAGCAACAGATGTTTGGACTAAGGTAATTGAATCTCAAATTGAGACTGGTGTACCTTATCTTTGTTCTAAAGATAATGCTAACAACAAAACTAATCATCAGAACATTGGGGTTATCAAACAATCAAATCTTTGTAACGAGATTTACCAATTTACTGACGAGAAAACTACAGCTATCTGTACTCTATCTTCAATGGTGTTGAAAAACTTTGTAAAAGATGGTGAGTTTAATTTTAGACTTCTTTATGAAGAAACAAGAAAGGTTGTTAGAGCCCTTAATAAAGTTGTTGATATTAATAACTATTCAACTTCAAAAGGTGAAAAGGGTGGTAAAGAACAAAGAGCAATTGCAATTGGAACTCAAGGTTTAGCGGATGTATTCTATCTTATGGATTATGAGTTTACTTCAGACGAAGCAAAACAACTAAACAAAGATATCTTTGAGACAATTTATTTTGCCGCAATCACCGAAAGTAATAGGTTGGTAATTGATGGTGATTATAAACCATATGATTTCTTCGATGGTTCACCAATGTCACAAGGACAATTCCAATTTGATATGTGGGGATTAACAGAATCTGATTTATCAGGTAGATGGCCTTGGGAAATATTAAAGTCAAATGTTAAACAATATGGTATTTGTAATTCATTGTTTACAGCACAAATGCCCGTAGCGAGTTCTGCTAAGATTACTGGTTCATATGAAATGACTGAACCTGCTCACTCAGCAATCTTCAATAGACGAGTAGTTGGTGGTGAAATTATGATTGTTAACAAGTATCTTATTAATGATTTTGAGAAACTTGGTATTTGGGGTGAGGATTTGAAAAATGAAATTATATACAATGAAGGTTCGATTCAAAATATTAATTTCAACAACTACTTAGACCCTGAAGACAAAAAGTACAATCAAAAAGTTAAAAGAATTGAACACTTGATTAAGAAGTACAAAACGATTTGGGAAATATCACAAAGGGAGTTGATTGATATGGCAGCAGATAGAGGACCTTTTATTGACCAATCACAATCAATGAATATTTATATGGGTAATCCTACTTTATCGAAGATTACTTCATCTCACTTCCACGCTTGGCAAAAAGGTTTAAAAACTCTTTGTTATTATGTGAGAACAAAAGCAATCTCAACAGGAGCAAAACACTTAGCTATGGATATATCAAAGATGGATAAACCAAAAGTAACACCAACATTACCACATGTTGAACCTATAACAAACAAACCAACTGATTCACCATTTGAATGTTTTGGATGTTCATCTTAAAAAATAAGAATCACGACTTTATGTCGTGATTTTTTGTTTTATGGTATTTATAGAAAAAATGTAGGATATATATTTATTATTATGGCTGATGGTAAAACATATGGTATAAATTTTCCCTTTTTGGACTCAAGTTTGGGAACTTATTTCGACTTATCACAAACAAGTGATCAAGAAATAAGGAGTAATTTAGTACATCTATTATTAACAAGAAAAGGTACTAGGTATTATTTACCTGACTTTGGAACTCGTCTTTACGAGTATTTGTTCGAACCTTTGGATGGTCCGACTTTTTCAGATATTGAATCTGAAATTAGAGAGACAGTTTCTGAGTTTATACCAAATTTAACAATCACAAACATAACCATTAAACCAGCCTCAGAGGGATTGGAGGATAAAGGTTTTTATATAGACCAAAATGATAAAAAAACTTTTAGAGTTCCAGGAATCGGACAAAAGGAACACACAGCAAACATAAAAATAGATTATATCGTAACAGATTCCGCTTTTAACCAAAGTGATTTCGTTATAATTAACGTATAATAATATGGCAAACAAAAAAATATCATATACAACCAGAGACTTTGCTTCGATTAGAACGGAGTTAATTAATTTCACCAGAACTTACTACCCTGATGTTATTGATAACTTCAACGATGCCTCAATATTTTCTGCTTTACTAGATTTGAATGCTGCTGTAACAGACAACTTACAATTCAATATTGATAGAAGTATTCAAGAAACAGTATTACAATTTGCACAACAAAGAAGTTCGATATATAATATAGCAAGAACCTATGGTCTCAAAATACCAGGTCAAAGACCATCAGTAGCCTTGGTTGATTTTTCAATAACTGTGCCTGCTTTTGGGGATGCTCCCGATTTAAGATATTGTGGTATATTAAGAAGGGGTTCACAAGTTAATGGTGGTGGTCAAGTGTTCGAAACAGTTTATGATATTGATTTTGCTTCAGCCGTAGGTGGTGATGGAACTCCAAATAGATTGACAATACCAAATTTTGACGCTAATAACATTCTTTCAAATTATACAATTACGAAAAGAGAAACCGTCGTCAATGGTGTTACCAAAGTATTCAAAAGAACAATAACAGCTTTAGATGTAAAACCTTTTTTTGAATTATTTTTACCTGATAAAAATGTTTTGGGTATTACAAGTGTTTTATTAAAGGATGGTACGCAATACGCAAATGTTCCATCCAACCAAGAGTTTTTAGGTGCTGACAATAGATGGTATGAAGTACAAGCTTTAGCCCAAGATAGAGTTTTCATTGAAGACCCAACAAAGGTTTCTGACAACCCAAGTATAAAAGTTGGGATATATAGACAAGTTAATACTAAGTTTATTTCTGAGTTTACCCCTGAAGGTTTTTTAAAAATGACATTTGGTGGTGGTAGCCAATCAGCTGATGAACAACTAAGAGAATTTGCAAGGAATGGTTATAAACTTGATTTATATAAGTACTCAAATAATTTTGCACTTGGTAGTACACTCAAAGCCAATAGTACATTATTTGTTCAGTATAGAATAGGTGGTGGGACAGGAAGTAACTTGGGTGTGGGTGTTATAACAAATATTGGAAATATAGATTTCTTTGTTAACGGACCTTCGGATTCAGTTAATACAACCGTAGTCAATTCATTGAGTTGTAATAATGTAACTGCTGCAATTGGAGGTACAAATGTACCATCATTGGAGGAAGTAAGAAACTATGTTTCATATAATTTTGCAGCTCAAAATAGAGCTGTAACAATTAATGACTATGAATCAATTATTAGAACAATGCCATCACAATATGGAGCACCAGCTAAAGTAGGTATAACAGAAGAAAACAATAAAATAAAAATTAAATTGTTAACTTACGACACAAATGGGGCACTTACTGAAATAACTTCAACTACTTTGAAAAGTAATTTAGCAAACTATTTGTCGAACTATAGAATGTTGAACGACTACATCTCAATTGAAAGTGCAAATGTAATTGACCTTACCATTGATGTTGATGTTGTTTTGGATAATACTCAAAATCAAGGTCAAGTTATCACAACAATAGTTGATGACATAACAACATTCTTTAGTCCAGCCAACAGAGAAATGGGTCAAAATGTAAATGTGTCAGAGTTGAGAAGAATTATCCAATCACAAAATGGGGTTATATCAATTACTGAAATTAGATTTTTCAATAAAGTTGGTGGATTATATTCTTCATCACAAACTTCACAAAGATATCTAAATTCACAAACCAGACAGATTGAGTTAATCGATGACACTATTTTTGCTGAACCAACCCAAACTTATCAAGTTAGATTTCCTAATTCTGATATTAATGTTAGAGTCAAAAATTTCAAATCAACTAATTTCTCTTAGAGGTTTATTTAAACATCACATTACTTATTTTTTAATGAAAATAGCAAATAAACTATTTATCTTAAAAGTAGTAATTGATGTCAAACTCATATAGAATAAGAACCCAAGTTGGTGTAGATAAGTCAATAAATGTACAATTGGAACAAGATTTTGAATTTTTGGAGATTCTATCTTTGAAAATAACTCAAAGTCAAATTTATACTAGACAATGCTCTGATTATGGTGTTGTTGTTGGTAGACTTACGGCTAATGATGGATTCGGTATTCCAAATGCCAGAATTTCAGTATTTATTCCTCTATCTGACCAAGATCAACTAAATCCAATCATTTCTGATTTATATCCATATAGGTCATTAACAACAACAAATGACGATGGATTCAGATATAATTTATTACCGAAAACACAATCACATAGTGGTCATGTTCCCACAGGTAGTTTCTTCGATAAGGAACAAGTATTATTAGACCCAAATTACATTGAGGTATTTGACAAGTATTATAGATATACAACAATTACAAACGATAGTGGTGACTATATGATTTTTGGTGTTCCGTTAGGTAGCCAAACTATACATGTTGATGTGGACTTATCGGACATTGGTGAATTCTCTTTAGCCCCCCAAGATTTAATCAGAAATGGTATAGCAACTGAAAACCAAGTGGCTGGTAATAAATTTAGGAAATCAACAAATCTGAATGAACTTCCTCAAATAGTATCATTCAATAGGACATTAGAAGTTGTTCCATTGTGGGGTCAACCTGAAGTCTGTAGTTTAGGTATTACAAGAACAGACTTTGATTTAGCTACCGAAGCTAATGTTACAATAACTCCCACCGCTATTTTTATGGGATCTATTTTCTCAACTAATGACAAAGATTACCAAAGAAGAAATTGTAAACCGAAATCCAAACAAGGTGAATTGTGTAATTTAGTTGCTGGACCTGGTGAAATATTAGCTATAAGACAAACTATTTTTGAAGACGAAGTTGGAAGACCAATACTTGAAACATATGATTTAGAAAGTGGTGGACAAGTTATTGATGAAAATGGTGCGTGGTTAGTTGATGTACCTATGAATTTGGATTATGTAATTACTAATGAATTTGGAGAAAGAGTATTATCTAATGATCCGAAAAAAGGTATTCCCACAAAAGCAAAATATAGATTCAAAATAAAATGGAATCAATCACCAAAATTATCTGAAACAGTTAAAAGGGGATATTTTTTAGTCCCGAATGTTAGAGAATATGGTTGGACTAATGTTGGCGTTGACCCTAGATCATACTACGAACCAACAAATCCAAACTACGAAAGTTATTTAGCTTTTATTAAATCATATGCTTTCAGTGTTGATTGGAACGATTATGGATTGACTGGTACAACAATAGGTGAAGAAATGATTCAAAGTGCAATTAATTGTGAGGACAAATTTTACCCGATGATTTTCAACAAAGTTTATTCAGTATCACAATTAATCGATCAATATAGAAATGGATATTTACCCGACAGAATTATCTCAGTTAAAAATATTTTGGATGATACTTGTGAAAGTGATAATGTCAGATTCCCAACGAACGATACTGTTTATAGATTTGACCTCTTATATTTGTTATTTATTATCTTAATTTTTATTGCACGACCAATATTAAATATTTTTTTAATTGTGGCTCACTTGGTAGCTTATATTTTACAACAATTGGGAATTCCAGATTGGAGAAGAATAGCTAATATGGAAGTACCGAACTTGACATATCCTGAATGTGATTTGTGTGAATGTCAGGAAGGTAAACGCGCTTTAGGTCCCGGACCTACTGCAGCTGAATTAGCTTTTGATGTGAATCTTGGTTTGTCAGCATACATTTCACCATTGACACAATTTTCTTATTGGGATGGACCGATCACTCAAGGTTTATTTGGTATACAACAATTATTATCAGGTAATAACACACTCGGATTAAACTACGGTTCACCACAACTTGAAACTGTTTTTACAGATGGACCTGGTAACTCAACAGGTAAAGGTTTTACCAATTCATTACCATTATACGAAAGAATCAACCTCTTTAATGTCAAAGCTAAATATTTTGACCAATTAAATCAGTTTGTAAATCCGGGTGGAGGTTACAATAGAATCAAAGTCAATTTTGCCCCAACAGAGAATGGTTATTATGGGGAAACTTTTTATAATCAATACAATACTGAAAAATTGGGTGTTTTGGTATCAGGCGGAACTACATTCAACAATCCTGACCCAAACACATATTCGATATTAAATCCAATTCCTTTTCAAAATCAATTAGCTCAACCAACATCATCTTTAGTTTTAAATCCTTGGAATAGTGGTAGTAACACATATGTTGTTCCTGAAAATGGTACATACACAATAACATTAACAGTTAACGCATCATCTTATACTTCAGGACAGAAAAACTTTCATTTGGTAATCAATGGCACCACACAAGCCGCTCCATTTATTACTTTATTTCCAGCAAGTTCTGTACCACAAGGTTACACCTTATCAACAACTATAAATTTAAATTTAGGTAACACAATAGCTGTAGAATTACAACAAAAAGGTTTGCCCGCAAATATGACTTACACCTATCAATTACAAATAAGTGGAAGACCTTTTGGATACGGTAATTCGAATGAAAGATATCATTTGGATAATGTTATGATGTTGATGGTTAAACCTGATAAAATTACTGAATTGAGACCAGGTACGATACTAAGTTTCCAAAATCCGGAACTATCATCCGATGTCAATGTTACAGGTTATACAATAGTCAATCAATTTGGGAGTACATCATCTACTGGTACAACAAAAAACACCACAAGTGGTATTTTAGTACCATACGCGAACCCAAATGGAAGTGGTAACTGGTTCGGCCCGGGATTTCCTGGTGGACAAGGACAATCATTTTATCAAGTTACCCAAAACAATGTAATAAATGAACACAAATTTGCAATAGATATTGAATATTTTCAAGTTATCACAGCTATGACCGTTAACGACTATATTTCGGTATTACCACCGAATAATCTTAGTGATTCTTTGAATAGTCGAGTAATTAATGGTCATAGTTTGATTCATGTAGTTAATACAAGTGATTGTTGTTATAACACCAATTTCTGTGTATGGCCACAAGATACGATAACATTGAGAAACTTTAGAGAGTGGAGTGAACAAGTAATTGTTTTTATGGTTCGAGGTGTTGACCCTTATTCCGATAGAATTGAAATTGAATACGATTTGAGTAGATTGTTTGGGTATCCATTAGATAACCAAGGTAGACCAAACGGACCAGTTATAGTTAGAGGGTCTAATTATAAAATGAATATCCCAATCCAAGGTCGTTATAAATCTGTAAAACACTATGCAAATAGTACAAATGGTGTCGACCCAAATACAAATCAATTTTTATATTATCCATCATATAGATTTAGAGATAGTACAACAGGTAGTGCTAGGTATACTGGTTTTACCTCTAATTTACCAGCCTACTATTCATCCTTAGATGAAACAACACCAACTAACTTTTTTACTGGTGCTAACTTGTTAAGAGACACTTTGGATACTGGTACAGCAAATGTTTATGGTGGTAGTGGATATTTGAAAGTTATTGGTGCACCTATCAAACAAAATGGTTTGAATGTAAATGATGAAAGAAATTTGAGGAATGTGTTCCAAGTAACTTTAAGTAGAAGGGATGCTGTCCCTTGTAGATGGTTCACTTCTCAGAATAATGAGATATCCACTCTTGGTGGTTCACCAATATCACAGAATGTAGCCGCACCTACTGCTAGTGCACAGTGTAATCCTGGTGGTTTGGGTGTTAATGTTCAATTTTATAAGAATACTGGATATTTTCCAAACGAAATAGTAGATGGGGGTTCATATATGAGTGGTGAGATGGATAAAGAAAGAAATCTTGGTATATTTAGTCCCAATAGACAAGAATTAAGTTTTAAAACTTGGTACTATTCGCCAACATATGATGATACACAAAGAATGGGGTATCAATTCAACGCAATAGACGATAGAATTGTAATGCGTTCTGACAGATTACCAACTTCAACAAATACATTCAGAAATGGGGCTAATAGTTATGCTTGGCAGGCAAATATAAGTTTGAGTGTTTATATAATTTCTGATGATGGAACTTTCTTTAATGGCACTGGTTCACCTGTTGGTAGTCCATCATTTGCAAGTATCAGTCAATCAATTGAAGAGAATAATCTAAACATACAAGCTTTAAATACTTTTGATTGTCAATCTTTAGTACCACTTAGTTGTTATTATGTACCAAATGGTGCAACTGAGATAGCTGTTAGACCAACTGGTAATAATTGTTATACCAATGGAGTTTCTAGTGATAGACAACTAATTATGCAAGGAGGATGTTATGTATTTATTACCACACCATTCAAGTCCTTAGATAAAGACCTAACACTACTTTGGGAGTGGACATCTAGAATTCAGATTAATTTTGCGGCATGTAGGAATGTATTTTCACACATTTTTACAAATAATTGGATTAATGGTTCTCTTTTTGCGTTCTCTATACAAAATAGTAGATTTTTTGATAGTAACAACCAACCATTCAGTGTTTATTGTTATGACACTATGATTTTAGACCCAAATACTAATAATTTCTATTATAGGTCTAGTCCCTTCACAAATATAAATGTGACACCACCAGCACCAAATTCACCAGTGAGGGTTGGTGTATTTAGAGGTAGCCCTAAACCATCAGCCCCATCAATTTTTGGAATTAGTTTACCATCGTACAAAGGAAATAACAGAAATTTGAAATTTCCAACCACTATGATTGATTTAGGACCGAGAAGTCAATATTTACAAGAATTAGTTTATTCAAACCAGTTCGATGGTTTTATGGTTAATAGATTAAAAGAAACATCTTACCAAGATGTGTCTGAAATCTTAAATGTTTTTATCATCAATAGAATCACAAATAAAAGGGTATTGGATCGTTTCTTAAACAGAACTGCAATTAATGTTAGATTATTCTTTGATAATAATCGTGATAATTTATTTGTAGATGGGGATTACGCTCAAATGATTTCGATTAATTCTGAGTTAGGAGTTTACGAGTTCAATGCTATAAATTATCCACCAGTGGGTGGACCTAACGACCAAGACCCATTGTTTTTCAATAATCCAAATGCTAGGGATCCTGTTTTTGGTATATTCTTTTCATCTGAGACACAGACTAGAGATTTCGTGTCACCTCGTAGAACCATTCTAAATCCAAATTTACCAATACTTGGGAACAACAATTGTTCTTTCGATTCAATAGGGACTTTTTCACAAGAAGTACCTTTTTATCAATGGCAAATACAAGAAAATAGTGAAGGTTTGGGTGAAAGTATTTTTGGTTCTGAACGAAACGATTGGTTTACTCAATTTATTGAACAATATGTTAACGATGACCCGAATTATCCATATTTAAGTTATTTTAAATACAATTATCAATCACTTGATAGATTATTTAAATACTCCAGATACTACAGACCATCTGGGTTTGGGAATCCACTAAATGGTGATTTTAAAGGATTCATCTATTCTATTGATAGAAATCAACCTACACCTGAATATGAGACAACATACCGACTTCAAAATCCACCCAACGATTATGAAGCTAGAGTTTTCCAAGTGGGTGCACCATTCTTCTTTTATTTTGGACTTAAGAAAGGTAAAACAGCATGGGATAAATTTTCAAAAAAATGGTTAGATTTTAATAATATAGTAGAATAATGGGTAATATTAATAACATAAGAGTTGTTTTAGGTTCACTAAGATACAAATCGGCACCGGATACTACATTGTCTTTTGGAGTTCCTCTAAAACAAACAATGAAAGAACTTACAGAATATGACAGAAATATTGATGTGGGACTCGAACAACTTTTTCAAGATGAAAGAGCTAAATCAGACAAGTTCAGACCTACATCAAAAATGTCTATAATTTTTCTAAACTCTTATACTGGTTTTACTAATTATACACCATTTGAAAATAATTTATATTATGTAAATGAGGTGGAATCTGCCGCTCAACAATGTTTAGTTGGTAATCCAGCCCTAGTACCTTGGTCTGGGTTTCCTCAGTTCTTTGAGTTCGATTTTATTAGAACAGATAATAATGTTAGTGGGTATACCCAAGCTTCAGGTAATACATTACCCCCTTTATCACATTTAACTTTTGTTAGTAAAAGTGCCACTTCTTACAATTGGGGAGTTTATTTGACATACCCCATTTATAATGATTACGAAAGAAGACTATTTGTTACAGACCTATCAGGATTTTCACATACATGGAATGTGTCTGATGGAATACCATTCACAATAATTAGAGGTAATACCTTCAATGGGAGAAATTTAATACAATTTTTGTGTCCATTTGCCCATGGATTGAATGTTGGTGATTATGTGTCATTAAATTTTAGTTATACCGGTAGAACTATTCAAAATATATTTCAAGTTTATACTTTGGGAACTAATTTCTCCTCTTACCAAGATACTGTTTTTAATATTGTTGATGTGGGATTTACAGGTAATACTTTTTCAAACTATAGAAGAGGAAGATTTAAAAAAGTAATTTTACCTGGTAATACGGCAGATACTACATCACAATACTATGTTAGAGTACACAAGGTAATTTCTAATCCTGAGGATGTTGTTCTTGTAAAAACAGGTTTTGAACAAAATGTTTTCGGTTCTAAAAAGAAATATGAAAGTAGTGGTTTTACTCCTACTAAACAAGCACGAGTGTCTATAAAAGATGGCTCTCCATCATACACATTGTCTTTCAACAAGACTTTTTCTTTAGAAAACTTAATTGATAACCAAAAAAGACCTATCAGTGAATTGTTTTTCTCAGTAGTATGGAGAGGTTATTTCGGTTGGACATTGAGACCAAATTATCCGCTTAAAGAGGGATATGGGTTTAATTTACCATTGGTAAATCAAGAACCTCAAACTTGGTGGACTACCCCATTATCCAATGTTACTGGTATTACATTGAATACATATAGTAAATTTTCTGATGGTATTAATTATAATTTTTATTATAATGATACTCTAAAGGAGGGTGATTATATTAATGGGGACTTATGTGAATGGAATAATTTTACACAAGAAGAAAGAGTAATATCAAAACTATATCATAAAATAACCTATAACCCTGATGTCTTTAATATACAAACAGACATAATCAATCCTTTGGGGTATTATTACCAACCACACTATGGTATAAAAACTAGAGTTTTTTCTGATTATATTGAAGAAGAAACTGCAAGAAACTTGGTAGGTGTACCTGATTATGGATATTATTCGACATCGACAAACACATTCAGATGGAGAGATGTTTATCCTTATGGTTTTGTTGACTCAACAAATTTGGGGGTCAACCATCCTTTCATTAATGGTTGTCATTATCCATTTGGTAATTATTATTTTAGAATAATTCCTGAAGGAACTAATTATAAAGAAGATAAATCAACCCCTCAACCAATAATAGATAATTGTGAGTAACCAATTTTATTTTACATTACCTACAACAAACAAAACTATTAACTTACCTATAGAAATCAAATGGGATTTCTTAAATAGGACTGATAGTATTGAAATCTATGAAGATTTTATTTTAGGGGAAGTTATTGGTCTACCTAAGGACTTTGAAGTTACTAGGTTTAGTCATGCTGAGTATAGTCCTAATGAACAAACGAAAATAAGATATGAATTCTATTTTTGGAATCAAAATTCGTTACAACCAATATCTACAACAACGAATGTAAATGATTGGCAAAGTTCATATTTAACTGAGGGTTTCACAAGTGCTGAGGTATATTATTTTACAAATTCATTTACAAACTCCTTTTTTAAACTCGATTTTTACGACACTAACGATGTAAAAACACAAAAAAATTATTTTACGGTAATAATTCCAGTTCAGCAAGGTGAAACAATGTCGGCATCCACTTCTAACCAAACACCTAATGTCCAAATAAAAAAACCAATTTTCAATTTGGATTTTATTGGTGATAAAGAAGGTTTCTTTTTTTATTGGTTATTGGATAGAGAATATTTGAATTTAGATACATTTTATATGTCAGCAAAGTTCTTTGATGCTAAACTTGGTGTCTTCGTTAAGATGATGACAACACCACAAGCATCATTACCGAGTAATCGATTCACCTTCGATGGAAGTCGATACTTTTTTTATCAAGTCAAATTGGACTACGATAATAAAACATACAAAGTTTTTGAATTTCCTTACGATAATATCGATAGAGTTGGGATTACAAATAAACCCATAAAATGGTATGAATACGTAAATCCATAATGCAAGAACAAACATATCATATAAGGATTTCTCCTGAAAATCTTAAAAACGATTTGAAATTAGGAAGGTTCATTTTGGGCTCAGTTCCAACACCTATCAGTGCTGACCCTTGTTGCTCAATCGTTTCAATTTCAAATACACCACCATCTAACTATAGTGGGTATACTTTTTTCTATCCCCCTTTACCTGATATCTTATCGGGTGGTACAAATGGTTCATCATTGTTAACAGGTTTGACAATACCGATTATGTTAACTCAAAATACTGTAGATATAGGATATTATTCATTATTTGATGGAATGATTTTCCAACAAGACACAATCACTAATTTTATTTTTTCTGGAAACCCATCTAATGCCTATAGAGTCTTTTTAACAAATACTTCTGCACTATCGGCCAAAAAATTCTTGGAGTTTTCAACTTACACAATAGATTGGGGAGATAACACACCAACAGAATCAGTTCCTTCTAACTTGGGGAATAATTATTTCCATGATTATCCATCAAGTAGTGCTAACTATACAATTACTATGTCGGGTAATAGTCCTTGGGGTTTAAATATAGTAAAAAAAACAATAACATTACCAATTAGTGGTGTAACTATTCCTAACCCAAATGGTACAGCATATTTTGTACCACAAGGTGGTAGTTGGTCTGGTACACCATTGAGTTATGATTATCTATTTTCGGGAGACTCCAGTTGTGATTTTGCGTTAGAATCGTATGATGATTTCACATCAGTACCTTTTTTAGTAACTGGATACACTAAATCCTCTCTGAATGATTTAAGAGTCTATGGTAATAGAAATAATTTATATGGTGGAGGTTTCATTTTAGGTTTCCCAATTACAGGAAGTTCAGGTGTAATTGGAACTTTTCACGGCCCCGATAGTTCAGGTCTTTTTACCTCATATACAATAAATGATATATTATACTATGATTATATAGATGGTACAACTATTTTTTTAGTTGAACAATCTGGATTTACTAATGATACTATTGTTTGTTCGGCAATAACAAAAGATGAGGTATTAATGAATGTAATTTCAGAACCTGAAGTACAATCAAATGTTTTTGTTGAGAGGGGTAAGTTATCTGGGTTAGAAAGACTAATTAGATTGGGTGAAGTTGACAATGTTGGGGATTTGGAAAAGTATGGATATAAATTTTTTAATATTGTAAATATATAAGTTCAATATTTATAAACAAAAGAAAAGTATAAAAAATGGCAACAGGTAGTTATGGTACAATTAGACCGGCAGATGTTTCACCAGAAGATGTTGAGATTATCTTAAATTATACACCATCAAGAGACGAAACACAAAATTTCGTTCTAACAAAGTTGGATGCAAGAACAATTCTCAAACCTTATTTCAATAACGCAAACACTGGTGGTAATTCAGGAATTGAGGTCTTAGGTGGATTATATAATTTGACATTACCAAGTGACCAATTTAATAGAGTTGGAATTTACACTCTAATGTTAAGACCTGTTCAAATTAGAACAAAAATTTTGGATTGTGCCGTTCTATCAACATTACCGAATGTTAGAGGTTTAGTAATAGATTTAAATCAAGTACCTTCGTTATATAGAAATAAATTTTTTGAACAAGGTTTAGTTGGATATAGGATTGAGTATTTGAATTCAGATGGTTCTAAAATAGCCAATTTTTTTAGAATAGTTACTTCTTCATTTTTCTGTGAACCAGTTGTCCAAAATTTAACGAATACATCACAGAAAGCTGTAAGATATAGATACACAGATACAAATACAAATTTAGTATTTTGTACTCTATCTCCATCTTCAGCACCATCAAATAAACCAAATGCAATTCCATACATCGGACAACCGAATCAAGACATTATTATTACTAATACCTATTTCAATCCTATTACTTTAGATATCGAAATAGCTGAACACGACTTTGGAACATTAGCTATTGCACTATTTGGTAATCAAACGAAATCTATGGAAGATGGTATCTACACTATGTATGATAACAATAATAACATTTATAAACAATATAATCTTTACGAAATTAAAGACCAATTCAACGAAACTCTTTATGAGGTTAGACAAGATAGAGGTGACAATATTGATACTAACAAAAGTTTTTCTAGAATAACATCACAATAATGGCTAATAATTTTACAGTACCACCGCAACCAGTCACTGGTGCACAAACCTTCTCAGATAATTTAGTTGGATTACAACTAGTTACAGGTGGGGGTTTGACTAATGCTAACTTTGGATTTTCTACTTCAACAAGTGAAAAGGTCAATAGAAATTTTATTACGGGTACTTTTTCTGAACCAATCAATTTAAATGGATTGGGTGTTGAAAATATTGGTCAATCCAAAGCAATAATAGAAAATAATTTTAAGGTATACCCCAACTTTGACCTCACATTAGTAACAAACTTTACATTATATGGTTCCATGGTAAAGAGGATGTCAGCCTCGATTACTACTATAATTTCTTACTTCCCAGCCGCATTGGAGTCAACATTTCAGGGTTTGGATTATACTACTGGTGCGACAGTGGAGAATATATTTTACAACGAGGTTACGGATGAAACCACATTCGATTTAATTGTTTCAAGATTAAGAAATCCATTCGAAATCGATTTTACTATTAATGCAACGAGGAATCTTAGTTTAAGGGAAGTAAAAGTAAGTGATTTGAGGAATATGACCACTGGTTACACTAAATATTCTTTATATTTGGGTAGTTCAGGGTTTTCAATTACAAATATAACACCTACAACAGATTCTTCTTCAGGTGTATTGACACTCAGTTCACAAGGTAATCCATTCTCAGGACTTAGTGTTTATTATGGTAATATAGTAATTAGACCTAATGATTCTGAGGTAAACAAAGTTTTCAACGAAAATTTAGATGAAGTAGAAAACTTCCTTTTGAATCGTAATATTACACCAATTTATACGGCACAATTTGTAACCCCAACTCTAAGTGATGATGGAACTTATCTAATAAACACTTCATTATTAACTTGGCCTTTAAATGGTTTTTGGAACATTGACATACAGACTGGAAAATTTACGACTTATCTTACAGAGTTAAATGAGATTAGTGAGTTCTTCGATTTGTATCAAACTAATCTAATATCAAGATTTTATACAACACCAGCTTTTAAAGAATTTGACACTCCTGACCAAAAAATGGAGAAGATTCTACAAATTTATGGTAGAAGTTTTGATGAAACAAAGAAGTTCATAGATGCCTTAGCAAATATGACTTCAGTAAATTATAATGTTGGTGCTGACATACCTTCACAACTTTTAAAAAATTTAGCACAAACTTTAGGGTGGACAACAAACATATCACCTATTTCTAACACGGCCTTTTTGGATTCAGTTTTCGGACAAACAAATCAAAATCTTTCTCAATACACTGGTTTACCAACACAAACTACACCTGACCAACTTAACTATCAATTTTATAGAAATTTGGTATTAAATTCTGCTTATTTATTTAAGTCCAAAGGTACAAGGAAATCGATAGAAATTTTATTGAGATTAATTGGTGCTCCTGAAGCTTTAGTTGAATTTAATGAATTTGTATACTTAGCTGACCAAAAAATCAATTTGGATGACTTCAATCAACAATATGCCCAAATTTCTGGAGGTACTTATACACAAATATTACCATCTTTAGACCCAACAAATGTATTTAGAATTTTGGGATACGATTATACTGGTTTTACCACTTCATCAACCTCAGTAAGTGTTAATTTGACAACTGGTGAAATTCCTATGGATGAGTTTGGTTATCCAACAACTCCACCTGAAAGTGAAGATTACTTCTTCCAAATAGGTAGTGGGTGGTTCGAACAAACACCTCAACATCGAGCACCTGAAGAAGTAGACTTAGTTAATTCCACTTTTACAGGAAACAATCCAAATTTTCAAACCACACTGATACCATTCAATTACGGACAAGTTTATTTGAATAGATTTAGAAAGTTCCCATTTATGTCGTTGGGATATAATTTATCTTCTATTGTCGATAATAACAAAAGTTGGCATGATTCAGAAGTTGGATTGAGGTCTAATAACGAGTCAACATTCAACGCTAGATACAATGTTGAAGATGATAAGTTGGTTTTGAATGTTAAAAATATGGATTTGTTTATGAATCCAGCTCAAGGTATTGCTTATGATGTTTGGTATATGTCAAATGAATTTAACTACCCAATACCTAATCAAGGGTTAAATTATGTACCACCAACATATTGTGATCCTAATCCATACACAAACTACCCAAATAGAGGTGGTGTGGATTGGACTGAAATAAATCCACAACCCCAAAGGAAAACATTTTTCGAATTTGCACAAACATTTTGGAATAATACGATTAATGTTAGAAATAGATTATTTGCGTCTAATGGTAAAACTGGTGGTTATCCAACACTTGAGTCTATTTTCTGGAAATACTTACAATCTAAAGAAACTATTAATATACCTAACAATAATTTCAGTTATGAAACAATGTTGGAGTATGTACAAGGTATAGGTGATTATTGGATAAGAATGGTTGAACAAATGATACCAACCACAACTATATGGAATACAGGTACTAAATTGGAAAATTCTATATTTCACAGACAAAAATTTGTTTGGAGAAGACAAGAGGGATGTCAAGTTGTACCTTTCGAGATACCAGTACCAAATCAGGGTGGAACTGGTGTAGGAAATCCTCCGGTAATAAGTAATCCAAATCAACAAACAGGTAATGATGCCGCGGCTAAAAGATTACCACCAACTTGTCGTTCATGTAGTACATCGTCATCTATATTCTCATATGATTGTCCGATTGATGCTGTCCAATGTTCAGTATATCCAAGTGAAATTAACCCACAACTCCCTGACTTTTTTGCTGTGTTGGGTAATGTTTTGAATACTTACTTGAATGGTAATGGTTATAATATGAATAATTGTGATTTGAATAGTTTAACGACTGAATGGTTCGTTGATGTACGAATTAATTCAGTACAAGTTATTAGTTATTCATTTTTTAATGGTTTCGGATATAATAATTTAATAACAAGTGCACCAAGTCTATCAGCTTGGAAAAATGCTTTAACATTTGCCCTAGAGGATTTAGTTAATTTGGGTTATGATTATTATTTTACAAATAAGGGCAGATTAGTGGTTTATAGTTTATTATGTCCTGAAGAAGAACAACAATTCGATTTTAAATTGAATGTTGGGATAAACTTTTCAATATTATGTAGTTAATGTCTTGTGAATTAAATTTTGCTGTCACATCAATCACTGGAGATTGTACAAATTCTAATTTAGGGGCATTCGAATTAAGTATCCAATCAACCTCTCCTGGTGTTTCCCTTCAGATGATTGACCCATTCAGTTCAACAACAATTATAGGAACTGCTACAACTTATACCTTCAGTGGATTGAGTGCGGGTACTTACACATTTTATCTTTTTGATAGTTGTCCTACCCAAACTTCACCCTTCTCGATTTATATTTCCTCAGGTAGTTGTATAAACATAGCCGAAGTTGGACACACAGTATGTAATTCCCCAAATGGTTATTTGACAGTTTTTTTTGATGAAATATACAACTATTTTGCACAACAATTTTATTTATATAACATAAATTCAGATGTTGCAGTTCAAACCATTTCTAATGGTCAACAATTGACAACATTCTATGGTTTAGAACCAGGAACTTATTATGTTGTTGGAACTGATGGGGGTGGTTGTGTTGGAAAAACTGAATCTTGTATTGTAAAAAGTTCTACAACTTTGGATTTCGGATTTTATACTATAAATGACGCTGATTGTGCTGTGAATACTGGTGCTATCTATGTTACAGGTCTGACAGGTAATCCACCATATAATTACGGATGGGTACCATCACTAACAAGTGGTAGTTTTTTGACTGGTTTAACACAAGGTGAATACTCATTAACAATACAAGATGCTAGTGGTTGTATTGTATCTAAAACAGCAACCATCGAAAGTATTCCCCCATTAAATGTTACAAATATTTTGGGTACACCCCCCTCTTGTTTTTCAGGTGATGGTGAAGTGATAGTTTACATTAGTGGTGGAACAGCACCTTATTATTATCAAGGAAGTAATGGGGAAACGGTGATAACATTTTCCCAATATTATACTTTTACAGGACTTACAAGTGGTATTTTTTCGGTAAATGTTACAGATGCTGGGTTATGTACAACCACAAGTTCAACAACTATTCAAACCCCAAATAGTTTCTATGTTGTATCATTAAACACAACAAATTCTACTTGTAATGACAACTCAGGTGGATTGTCGTTACAATTAGCTGGAGGTTCTGGTTTTTACACTGCAACTATTACTGATAATTTAGGTAACACTCAAACAAGTTCTAGTTTTGGTAGTTCTACAGCTTTCAACAATTTAAGTTCAGGTGTCTACACACTTCAAATAACAAATGGTGGTCCTTGTGTATACACCCAAACAATTACCATTAGTAACACAAATTTATTTACTCTTAGTACATCTACTACTGGTACAACTTGTAATAATGAGGATGGTTCAGTTACTTTAACCATCACTTCAGGCGGCACACCTCCATATCTTTATGACATCGGAATTCAATCAGATACTAGTAGTAGTTTGTCTTACACTTTTTATAATTTAGCTTCAGGAAATTACACAGCGTCTGTATCCGATTCAAATTTTTGTCAACAAATCGAACCATTTAATATATCAATCTCGAATAGTGTTGACTTCAATTTAAATGTTATATCACCAACAATCGGTTTAAATGGTGAGATTAATGCGTTTATAACTAATGGTGAACCACCATTTTCTTGGACTTGGAGTTCAAATGTTCCAAGTGGTCAAACTGGACTCACGATTACTGGATTGTCGGCAGCTTCTTACACATTATCAGTAACTGACGACAATGGTTGTGTTAGAACACGAAGTGTAAGAATGTTTGGATATAATTTGGTAAGTTCATATGAAATATTAAGTTTATGTGAGGATGTATCTTCATTCACTGGTGAAATAGGTAAAAGAGGTCCACAACAAATGTTGATTGAAGGATTTTTTGACTTAACCTCAGGTGATACGGGTTGTATTTTAAATGAAGCTATTTATGAGGTAGTTGTATCAGGAGGCTCAACCGTGAAAACTAGTACTTTTTATACTGGCACTACCTTAAATGATTTCCCAACAGACGATGAGTACTACACAGCTTTAAGTAATACCTTACTTCAGTACGATGGTATCCAAACTGTTGATTTAGACCCACTCAATAATCAAATTATTATTAATACAATATGTGATCCACCAATTTCACTAATTGATTTACAAATAACAGCTAATTTAAAAATCTATTACGATATAAGTTGTATTTCATGTACACCATAAAAAAAATTAAAAATGGCCTTAGATAGTATTGTAACAATTAATCAAACAATTTGTGGATGTGATGGAACACTTTCGGTTTATTCCTTTGGTGGAAATCCTCCATATTCATATTCAATCAATGGTGGGATAAGTTATAAAAATTCTCCGTTGTTTTTTGACTTATGTTCTGGTTTGTATAGTGTAGTTACAAAAGATGTGTCAGGTACAACAATATCAAAAACAATATTTTTAGAAAAACCATCAGGCTTTACAACATATTCAGTATCAATTCAAACAACTAATAGTCAATCGATAAGTTCACCATCGTTAAATGTTTTCGATTATACATCGACAATTGTAGTGAATCCCGAACTACCATCAGGTGTTAGCCTCACTTTTGATGTCAGACATTTGAACACAACGAGTAATTCACCTTCATTAACTGCATGTACTGCAACAACTACATCACAATTAGAAATAAATTCTGTTCTAAGTGGTATGTCCTATTCGTCTACGACTACAGGAGAAACATTTAATCCGACACCGGGTTGTCAAGGAGAAACAAAATATATTTCTTCACTGACAGAGGTATGGAATAATGTTATATACAAACTTGGTGATGATTTTATTTTATCAACAACAACATCAATATTAAAAAATATAGACATAAATTGTTACATAGGAACAAGCACAGATAGTTTTACAATCTCGAATTTGAGAATAAGTGGTTGTGATTGTTGTAAAGCTGTGGTAACATAAAATCCTACATAATATATTTATAAACAAATGGGATATATAATAAAAAATACATCGGGGTTAATTAATACTAGGTTGACAGATACTGCAAGATTGAAGTTATCACAAGGGACATTCAATATTGCGTATTTCCAAGTAGGTGATAGTGAAGTGTCATATAACACATTACCAACTAATACATATAGTCAATTTAATACATTTATTTTAGAACCAAGTTTCAATGCACAAAATTCCTCAGGTGCACCACAAAGTAACAAAGAGAATATAAAATATCCACTCTATGTTGATGGTAATACTGGAAATACATATGGAATACCATTTATGGATTCAACATCGAGTCCTATCTTTAATACAGCAAGTCCAAGAGGTTTTTTCACTGGTGGTACTGGTACTACATTTTATTGGAGTGCGTTAACCAATAGTGATTATGTAATTAATTCAAATTACACAGTCCAAATGAATACCTTAATTGGTACTAATCAAATGACACTAACATTTGATTCTTGTGATACGGATGTTGTGAGGGGATTTGCAATCGGTGACATTGTAACAATATTTTATGATGGTGAGGGTTCAAATACATGTCAATGTGTTAATGTTGTTACCCCAACTCCAACACCTACAATATCAGTTACCCCATCGGTAACAGCAACACCATTTGCAACACCAACACCTTCACCAACAGACCCTTGTTTGTCACCTACACCCACCCCAACACCATCAGCGACATTTTGTCCAACACCAACACCTTCAAACGCTTGTTCTACGAACACTAAAGCTAATTGTGTTGTAAAACTACAAAGTTGTTATCCTATATTGACTTATAGAATTGTTGATATGTGTCTAAATACTATAACTTTGGATAGAAATACTCCTGATTATAGTTATTTGGGGAACGATTGTTACGCAAGAGTATTAGTTTACCCACCAAATATGATATCGTTATATGATACTATCACACCATCTCCACATTGGAATGATAATGTTATAAATTTCGAATCTGTTTGTTATACTGACCAATTTGATGTTAAAATTTGGAATATGAATATTCCTTGGTCAGAAGATCCAGCTGGATTAGATTCAGGTCTTTACAAAGATTATACGAAGTTTGGTTCAATAGGATTTTTGGGTTCGAAAGAATACTTTGGTTATGCGTCATCAAGTGGACAAACAACGACAAGTGTTGTTTATTTTAATAACTCATTTGGTGAACCTATAATTGTAAGACCTGAGGAACAAAAAACGATTGCAATAATTCACTACACTAATCAAACAATAGATTTGTTCTATGGTGAAAAGTTTGCACTACAACCATTTGATGACCAATTTGATGATACAACAGGACAAGCAAGAAACTTCAAACTTCACATCCCAACATTAATGTGGCATAAAAACCCTGATTGTTGTTTTGGTGAAACATTTTATGTGGATCCTCCAGGTTTTGATGGATTGAGTTTATTCAGAGTACAATACATGAAATCATCCAAAAATCAGGATATGAACAACCCTGGTTTGAGATATTATAATTTGTGGGACACTCACGCAAACCCAATATTACCAAGTAGAGTAGGAAAAGTTTTCCCTGATTCGAAAATTATTATCATCGATGATGAAGAAATAGTAGCTGCAATGTCATATAAATCCAATAGAAACTGGACATTGCCAGCACCAAAACTGAATTTAATAGTTCCAAACACTTGTGGTGACTCATCAACAAGTGTTGATGGTATTTTAAGTGCCTCTACTGAATATTTGTATGTAACATATAGATTAACAAATTCTTTGGCATTTACTAACTCACTACATTGTAATTATTATTTGAAAGCTACAGGTCCTAATATCAGTTGTAATCAAGATAGTTCACAAAATGTCGGGGTTAGATTTGGAGGGGATTTAACTTGTTTATCGTCTGATCAAACAAATGTTACACCTTGTTGGTATTCTGGTTTTACTTTTTGGGTAGAAACAAGTCCAAATGTTTTTTATTCATATCCATTCGTCAGTACACCTCAAATGTCCAATGGGTTACCGATATTCAGAAATTTATTGTACACTACAACAATAACTAATATTTTTTGGGATGGCTCAGATTGGATTTTCAGAGATAATACTACATCTGGTGATACAATAATAAATTTCAGTGGGTCGAGTCCTATCGGAGACTTTACGATAAGTGGTGTTTCAAGTGGATATACTGAATGTAGTTCAAACCCACAAATATGTGTTGAAATTTGTGAACAAAATCAAGCATGTAGTACAACTATGTATGCCAAAGTTCTGAGTGGGGCAACTGAATTGTATTTGGATTTATTTACGGGAGTTGATTATAGATTAATCTATGGAAGCCCGAATTGGGAAATTTATTCAGCTAATACAAGAGTTGCGGTTTTAACTGGACTTACATCGTCAGAATTACCTTTGGGTAGTTGGTCGTCAGAGACAGCATCAATTACTGGTTTAACAACTTCATTATGGTCTGATTGTATATCATTAACTTGTGAAAGTTATACGGCGGAAACCACTTCAACACAATCAATAATAAAAACAATTGATTGTGACTTTGTAATTTCAGATTACCAAACTGGTACAACCTTTAGTGGATGTGTTTTGGCTATCAATGGAGATATAACACAATCAATATATGATGTATCAGGAACTACAAGTTCAGGTATTGTATCAGGTAATTGCCCAAGTATCGTTACAGCATCAACAATATGTTCTGATGTTTGTAGTTCAGCGAGTGGTTTTTATGCGGATACATTTGAGATAATTTGTCAAAAAGTTGTTGGGGATGAAAGACCCACTCCATCAGAATGGAAAATAATTGATTTTACAAGCTCTTTAACGAGTACGACAGTAAATGGATTATTAACATCGTCTGGAATCACAGGTACCACCTTTGTTATTACACAAGATTTATATGACAATGCACCATACTACGATTTGAATGATTATATTACACTTACACCACAAGGTTTTACTGGTAGTCAATTAAATTTTGGTGATGAATATTACTTCTATGGAAACTTAGAGACTGATATTCAAGCAACAATCTATGAAATGAGATACAAAATAAATTTAAGTCAAGTTGAGTTTTTATCCTCTTCGAACCCAACATGGTCACCAAGTGTTACACCATTTATGACTGAAGTAGGTCTTTACGATTCTGATAAAAATCTTATGATTATATCAAAGTTACAATCACCTGTACTTAGACAAGGGATTCAGCAACTTTTAGTAAAATTTGATTTTTAATTTATTTATGGACAAAAATTTTAAAGAATCGCCAAAGATTTTGGGATTGGATGTTTCAACTAAAACCATTGGATGGGCATTGTTCGATATTGAAACAAAACAACTATTAGAATTAACTCACATTTCACCAGTTATAAAGGAAAAAGACATCGCTAAAATGAAAGAACTTTTTTTAAAAAGTGATGTCTTTAAAACCAAATTGGAACAATATGATGGTCTGAATATACAAAAAGTAGTTATAGAAGAACCACTTCTTAATAGTAATAATGTATATACAATTCAAACCTTGATGAGGTATAATACTCTTATTTCGAAAGAAATTTATGATGTTTTGGGTATAGTACCTGAATATATATCAACCTACAACTCTAGGAAGTCAGCCTTCCCATGGTTGGTTAAAGAAAACGATAAAGGTAAATTCGTTTTATTTGGTGGTTTCCCTAAAAATTGTGACAAAAAAGAAATTATATGGGAACAAGTTGCAAAAAGAGAACCACAAATCAATTGGAGTTATACTAAAAACAACACACTCAAAAAAGAAAATTTTGATATGAGTGATGCTTATTGTTGTGTTTTAGGTTATATGAAACAACAAAATATTTGGAATTAAGTAACTCTTAATTTATCTCTATAACCAATAGGATAAAACTTGGGGTTACTTAAACAATCTACATTACCATATGGATGATTGGGGTCATCACTACTTTGATAATTGTATGTGTAATCTTGGTATATATTTGCGGTAAGTTTACCCTTGTTACGATAAATACATCCATCAGCTATAATATCAACACTTATTGGCAAGTTAAAATAACGACCTACATTTGGGACTAAATTTCTATTACCAGTACCTGAGTTTGTAATATTAGTCCATGATTGGTCAAATCCACTTTGGTCAAAAGGAATACAAAATGTACCAGAAAACAATCTAATATCTTCAGGATTTGGACAAGGTGAAGCTAACGGAGTGTTTAAACTTAATTGTGCCGGTGAACAACTACCTATCAGATACTGATTTGGATTACAATCATATAAATCTATTGGATTATTAGGTGTCATACCTGTAAGATGTATTACTTGTGGTTTGTTTACCGAAAATCTACTACTTAATGATGGCGCTGGATTTGGTAATGTGGGGTCTCTATAAAAAGCTGATAAAATCGTTCCATTTTTGAAATTGAATGGGAAAGCATAAAATCTTATGAACATATCAAAATTTGTGGGTGTAACATCCGATTCTACTTGTAATATATGTAGATTGAATGTAAACAAATCTAAGTCATGTTGTAGATGACCAGTACCAAAAATATTTATATCAAAATATGCCATAGATTAAAAAGATATTGTTACTGTATTTGTATTACCATCTGTAGGTATGGTAATTGTTGTTGTTCCTTTATGTACGCAATAATCATCATCAAATAGTGCGACAGCTAATTGTATAGATGTTGAACCTGGTACCCACGAGTAAGTTGGAGTATAACCTGGATTCAGTTCACTATATGGGTAATAAGTTACATTCCAAGGTGAATCAGAGTTAGTCGGATTTATAGGTGTTAATTCAGTAAACCCAAATTCAACATAATCATTCAATGATACTTCAGGTGTTCCTAAAGCCCCATCCCAATACATTGTATTGTTAATATTATTTGGGAAAGATGAATTTGATGTTATTGTTCTTAAAAAAGAATTTGGTAAATCAACATTAAAAATTTTGTAACTACCAACAACATCACCGGTATAATTTGATGATGATAAAATAAAATTAAACTCATACACATAAGATGGTGGTGTGATACCAAAATTTAAATCAATAGTTGAAGCCGAAATATCCAATGTGAATAAATTTGAATTCGGACATAAAATTGATGACAAACAAGGTAATGGGTCAAATGGTGGTGGTGTTGGTGTAGGACCGGGTGGACATACAATACCCAAAAACTCTACATCTGAAGAACATCCGTTTGTATCAAAAACAACAATATTTAACAAATCACCATTATTTAACAACATTCCATCTGTTATAGTAGTTACAACATTATTAATTGAACCTGAGAAGGTATAAGGTCCGAAACCACCACTTGGGATTAAAGATAAGAAAGCAAAACCAGTTTGAGAATAAGATGAATTAACTTGACAAGTATAACTTATATTCGTGTTGATAGTTATTTGTGTACAATCCACTGGTGGTAAAAAACAAGATGTATTTACAACGAAATCACCAAAAGCATCAGTAACCACAGCATTATATGTACCTGAGGGTAAGTTTATGATAGTTCCAGTTGTGTTTCCATTCTCCCATAGAAAATTATATGGAGGTGTTCCGCCAGTAACAACCAAAGTTGCACTCCTTGTTGAACCAGTTCTACCAAAGGTATTAACAACACTACAAGTTACACCCATAGGAAAAATGGTAATTACATCACACTCATTAACAGTAACATAATCACCATAGTTATTTACAACACCACAAGTGGATACTGCGGAAAATGTGGTTACCTCATAACCAGTTCTTCTTGTTGCACAAGTGTTAGTATCATCATTTATTAAATTAGTTGTTATATTGATACCATTGAAATTGAGACTAAGAGTCCCATTTACATAGAAGAATTGATAGACACCTGGATTTGGTATAGAGGTTCTTTCTATTTCGATAGTGAAACTATCGTTTTCATAAATTCTAAAAACAAAACTTCCATTATCACTATATGGGAACACTTGAATATTCAAACCTAAACTTAGAAGGATATTCGTTAAATTTTGACTATGGGCGTTGGAATTATTACTATTTGTTGTATTACCAACGCATAAAAGTGAATCTGTGTCACAATCCAAACAATCGAAACTATTTGGGTCTATTGTATAACTTGGAAAGTTAGGTGTATTGATAAATTCATTTCCATTGTAAGTTACTGAATTTACACTATATGATACACTTCCATAAGCATTAAGACCATTTGGTTGGGATAAGTCACAAAGAAACTCAATACTATCCATTTGGAATCCAACTAGTAAAGGTTCTTTAACTACATAAGTACAATCAACATTTCCATTAATCTGAACTAATGTATTTAAATATGGTAATAAATTACTACGACTAGGATCCTTAATATTATGTATATCAGGACATAAACCATCACAAGAAATTAAACTTATACAATTTGACATAAAATTTTATACTTATCCTTATGATAAATATGTTGTCACTATTTTTATTTTTTTAAAAAAATTATAGAGGATTATTTGACATTATAAATAATATAAAACATCCGCAGCCCCAATAAAAGTAGCATTTACACCTAATGGTGTTATACATAACCACATTTCATCTAAAGTACCATTAACATTTGAACCAACTCTTATTTGATTGTCATCTAATTTAGTGGTCGTTAAAGCAGATGTACCAGCCTGACCAATTAATGATGTCATTACGTGTCCTGGTGTTGTTATTGTTGGAGTTCCATCACTTAAAGAATATTGAAAAGGTGAGTTAGGTATATCAGTCCAACTTGGCGTTGAAGATAATGTTGGATTGAATTCCATAGTCAACAAGTAATTATCGTTTGAAGTGTTTAAGATACTGATTGTGTCAAACTGAGATGTTACACCAATGTAATTTTGTTTTAATCTATATCCAATATATGGATATTTTGTACCTGAGGTAGCCATCGTGGTTGTTGCGGTGTAAGGAATTGAAACTGTTGAATATAAACCATTTAGAGCACCTTCAGTTGAAGTTTGAGAACAAATCATATCAAAATAACCTGAACCAGCACCAACTTGTCTAATTTCATATCTTATTGGTTGATTTGGTGATGACATATAAACAGTTGGTATATTGTTTGCTGCGGTATAATCTAAAAAATAGAATGTTTGACCTGATAAAACCATACCAAATCTCACTCTACCTACACCTAACCATTGATAATCTACAGTCATTAGATTTGTTTCAGCCCAATCAAAATTATTTGGGTCGAATTCGGTTGAGTTCCAAGTTGTTGAGTCAGCACTAAAAGTACAAGAACCACTTAAGAATATATTAAATGTTATTGCACTAGTAACACCATTACTTTCCAAAAAGTAACCATCAAATACCGAATTATAAGGTGAACCCGTTGTTGATTGAAAACACCCAACTCTTTTAATTACATTAGGTTCTATTTGAAAATTACTAAAACTACCTTCAAATAATTGACTTTTACCTGGTTGATAAATTGGATGTGTTTTAGTCTTACGAATAACCAAGTCATTGTTAGCTGAGGTTGACATTCTCACTCTTGCGTATTGTTGGTCAAATATTGATGTAGCAGTACCAGCCGTAACCTCACTAATTTGAAGTGGGTTTTTATCAAATGTATGTTTGATATCCAAAAGATTTTGTACTGCGGCAGTTCTTAAACGACCAAAAGCGTCTAAGTTAGGACCATCCGAATACTTTACTGAATTATTAAAAATGTATGCCATATTATATTAACCACCAATTATTATTTCTTGCCACAAATGTAAGTGACATATAGTTTATGTTCATATCAATGTAAGAGTTTCCATCTATTGTTCCACTTGATGGAGCTATTCGTATTCTGTTTGAACCAGCATTTCCACCTTCATCTTTGACTATAATTTTTAA